GTCACGATTCGTCGCCCCGCTCCGTTTGCCACTGCGTTGTCGTTGTGCCTGCAGCTTGTTGCTGCAAAACGGATCGGGGCCGCGAGTCGTGAACCCTGTCGTTGCTCGCGCGGCCTCTAAGGTTCCTGCCCCACCTTATGCCGCGCGAGCGATTTTCTTTTGCACGTTATCAGGGCAATTCATCTTTGAATCAGCATCACGGAGAAGTAGGAGCCGGAGTGACCGGCATGGGATGTTCGGCAGGAGGTTGAGCATGATGGATCGACACCTGGGGTTAGCGCGTGCTGCCCCAGCGATCCGTCAATCTTTCAAAGGAGAATCTTTCATGTTGGTACTTTCGAGGAAGCCGAGCCAAAGCATTGTGATCAACGACGACATCACAATCACGATCGTGGAAATCAGAGGCGATAAGTGCCGTGTCGGCATTGAAGCGCCCAAGGACGTATCCGTACACCGGCGCGAAGTGTGGCTCGCAATCAAAGCCGGAACACCAGTGAAACCCGCTGCCCCTGCCGCATAGCTCCCGCAAGGCCGCGGCATCGGCCTATTTATTTCGACCCTGGCCTGGGTCATGGATCTTTCGATGGAGTGTAACCCGTGGGTAAATCCCAAACCGCTGAATCTGTACTGGATGTTCCTTGCGAATTTTCTGCCCTCTCGATGGGCGGTGACAACACGGCTCGCCTCGGCGTCCGCATCAGCAAGGAACTGCTCAAGATCAAGCAAGCCGAAGAACTCTTGTGCGGCCGGCGCTTGACTGGCTCGATCTTCCGTTGCCCGCCTGGGCAGAGCGTCGATCAACAAGTGTTTGAATGGGGCCCCGATGTAACGCAGATTGACAGCACGTTCGATGTCAAACGCTACGCATCCTCGCCCAAGTGGATTTCGTTCGGCATCACGTTTGCTGCCGGCGAGATTGACAAGGAAGATCTGACGCACTTCCCGAAGACATCGGGCCGCTTCGTCATTGGCGAAGTCAAGGAGCTCGAAAAGCCCGAGCGCAAGACAGGCAAGGACAAGCCGCTGCCGGGACAGATGGGCCTCGGCGATGGCGACGATGCTTGGAAGGGCTACAAGCTCGAAAACCTTTTCAAAGGCGCATTCCTCAAGACGCTGATTACTGCCGACCTTGTGACCTGCGGCGACGTCCAAGCGTATCTAGCCGACGGCAAGAAGAAGATCACCGATCTGCCCGGTGTCGGCGACAAGGCTGCCGAGAACTACGAGAACGTGATGGAACGCTTCTGGTTAGAGCGTCCTTGGGAGCCAACGGTGTAAGCATGGGTCGCCCAAAAACGGATTTCGCAAGCTATCCAATTCCGCCGCTGCCCGATCTTGGTGTCGTTCGCATACGACATTGCGAGCAATACCCAGGTTACGCAGTGGATGAACTAGGTCGCATTTGGTCATGCAAGATTCAGCGATGTAACGGTTTTGGTGAATGGCATTTGATTTCACTGACTAAAACCAATCGCGGTTACTTGCGTGCAACTATTCGGCATGGCTCTTTTCGGAAAGTAAGGCTTGTACACCAATTAGTTGCGATGGCTTTTTATGGCCCTACGCCAGATGGCATGGAGATTATGCACTTAGATGGAAACCCATCGAACGCGAATCTCTCCAACCTAAAGCATGGAACCCACTCGGAGAACATGAAGGATGCCATAAGACACGGTTCCTTAAAAGCCCCATTGAATCGCCACCTTTTGGCAAGGCTTAAGAACGCATCTTAAATAAATCACAGTGAAGGATCACCTATGCAGAAGTCAGTTCCCTATTCGTTGCAGCGTGCCGACAATGCGGCCGTCGAGTTTGATTCAGTTCGCGCCAAGTGTGCTGATGCCAAACTGATCGTCGAGCATACCGGCACGGATTGCTACGTCTTTACCGCTCCCCGTGGGTGGCGCCTTTCGTGGTGGGCCAGTGCTGGCGTAACTGTCGGCACTGGCGCCGCCCCGAAGCTCAGCGAATACGATCGTTGCTCGCTGCTCAAGGTTGCTGAAACTCTGCGCCAGCGCGTGCTGATCGAGAATCTTGAAGATCGCCGGCGCAATCCGACAAGCGTTCAGGTTGCTTGCCCGAAGTGCCATCGCCAACAGGACGCACGCTCCAATCACAGCAAGCACTCGCTGTACTACTGCGATTTCTGCCGCTTGCAATTTGATTCCAACACCCAAGAGAACGGTGATTTCAGTGACGATCCGACAAAAAGAATTGCTAGAGAAGAGTCACGCACAGGGAAATCGCAGGATCGATTTGACCGGAATGCGAATCGGCCGCCTCGTCGTCCTTGAATATGCAGGATTATTGAGGATGCCAAGCAAAGGGATGCGATGCTACTGGCTCTGTCAGTGCGATTGCGGAAAAACAACGACCGTAGATGGGTGCTGCCTCAGAAGGGCTTCGACTACCAGTTGCGGCTGCTACGGCAGATCTAAAATCACGAAGCACAACATGTCCAGAACCAAGTCGTACAACGCATGGAAAGCAATGAAAGAGCGATGCTACAACCAGAATCTCAAATGCTACCTCCACTACGGCGCGCGTGGGATAACTGTTTGCGATCGATGGCTTAACTCGTTTGAGAATTTCCATCGAGACATGGGGTTGCCGCCATCGCCTGACATGACCGTGGAGCGGATTGATAACAACAATGGCTACAGCCCAGACAACTGCAGGTGGGCAACTCGCGCCGAGCAAAACGAAAACACAAGGATGGCAAAACTAATAACCCACGAAGGGCTAACGCTTTCGATTGGCAAGTGGTCAAAAAGACTTGGCATCAGCAGAAAAACATTGCGTAAAAGGCTATTCAAGGAAAACTTGCCACCATCAGAGGCTTTCAATCCGCTTCGCAATGCAAGCAAAGTCCGAAAGGCGATTCGATGATCTACGACTGCCCAGCGTGCCGCGGCGGTGAGTTTGGGCGCGGCTGCCGCGTGTGCTACGGCACTGGCGTTTACACCCCTGGCGACGAAGCATCGCCGTACTACCCGCGACCAAGAACAGCACAGCCCACAACCAAGCCACAAGCCGATCAACAGAACTCAGCCGAACGGAACGACGAACCATGTCAGACGCCCAAGAACTAATCGTGAGCAATCAAGTCGCAAGCCCGCCGTCAACTCAATTGTCGGTGGATCTTTACAGCGCGATGATGACTGCGCCCGTTGCTTTCATTGAGTCGCAGCTTGCCGAGTACAAGGATAAGCGCATCGCGTTTCGCCGCTGGCTGCTGGAAAACATGGAGTACGGGGTGCATTATGCGTTCCCGCCTGGGTGCAATAGCAACAGCAACGACGACTGGAAAGCAAAGCCATCGCTTTACAAGGCCGGCGCTGAATTGGTCTGCGATCTGATGCGATGGCGTGCCAGCTATGCCGCGGACCCCGAGGCGTGGAAGCAACTTGGCGGATCGGCTGGCAAGATTGTCATCAAGTGCTCGCTATACAGCCGGGCTACTGGCGAACTCATTGCTGACGGCATAGGTTCTGGCGTCTCTGGCGAAAAGAAAATGGGCGATAACTCGACGCTAAAGATGGCACAGAAGCGGGCTCTTGTTTGCGCCGTGCTCAACGCCCAGGGCTTATCCGACTTGTTCTCGCAAGACCTTGAGGACTTGCAGCCGCGCGAAAACCCCGTGGCCGACGAAGCCGCGCCGACTGCTCCGACTCGAAACCAACGGCGCGAAGCTCCGCAGGAAGCACCGCCACCAGCAGCGATGTGTACCGAGGCCAAGAAGTTGTGGAACTTCTATCGCAGTAAGTTCTCCTTTGACTCGAAAGACAAGGACGCTGCCGCCAAGGCGAGCGAGGAATTCCGTGGCATCATCGCAACGGTCACTGGCCGCAAGTTTGATGCAAAGGTCGCGGAGAACTGGCGTGAGGGTGAATTTGATAAGGTCATGGCCGAACTCAAAATGATGGAAGGTGGTGCATGATGGTCGTCGATCCGATCAAGACTGCCGAGCTTACTGCCGTCGAAGCTCTCAAAGAACTGCGCAACATGGCCGCATCGCGTGGCCTGCGCGCTGATGTCATTTGGATGAACAACTGCATTGAGGATGTCCACGCCACGGCGAAGAAGATTGAAGTTTCTATTTCCAACCAAGAACAAGGCGAGTGAATTATGAAAAACATTTCCTACAACACAATCGACAAGTCCTCGTGGCCCCGTGGCGAATGGGACAACGAACCGGACAAGGCGCAATTCATCGACGAAGCAACGGGCTACCCATGCTTGATTGTTCGCGTCGAATGGTCTGGTCATCTTTGCGGCTATGTCGGCGTGAGCGATGGCCACCCGACGTTTGCTCGCGACCTTAGCCGTTATGAAGAAGATCAACCAGACATTGAAGTGCATGGCGGAATCACGTTTGGCGACTTCTGCCAAGAGACAAAGAACGAATGCCGTGGCATCTGCCATAAGGTTGAAGAAGGCGAGAACGATCGCGTTTGGTGGCATGGGTTTGACTGCCATCACGCGGGCGATTGGGGGCCCAAGAGCAAACGGGAATTTGATTACGGCGGCTACAGCAGCTACCGCAATTACGATTACGTCAAGCGTGAATGCCAGCAACTTGCGCAGCAATTAAAGGCATTGGAAACAAGTGGGGTGCCAGCATGAGCCTCGAAGAACTGGACAAGCAAATCCTGGGCATCGAGCGCGAGAAGGAAAAGCTCGCCCAAGATCACCTGTACCAGCGGATCGTTCTCTGCTTGGAAAGCATTGTCGATTGGGACAACGAAGTACGCAGCAAGTTTCCAGCGGCGCGAATGATTGATCGTTCGCGCACGATGGCGATGGAACTTATCAACGAACTTAAAGAGAAGGTGAAGCCATGAGCTACGACCCAAACGACCCGCCAGAACCTACAGCCTGGGAAGAATCGCTATTCGAGAAGGACTGCGAAATATCTGCGCTCAAAGAGCAGATCGTCGAGGCACATCGACTGCTAGTGCTATCGATTACCGACGCGACCCTTGATGGCTATCAACAATGGCGCAATGATCGCCAAGCATGGGTTGACCAAAACGAGCACATTGTGAAAGAGGCGAACAAATGCCAGTAGATAACCGCGACTTCACGCAAGGCCCAGAGAACGCCGCGTTCGATCCGTCGTATTCCGATGGCGAGCATGACGACCTGCCGTTCATGGACGAAGAACCGGCGATCCTCGACCGCTCCACGCTCGAACTGTGGGCCGAGTGTCCGTACCGCGCAGCGCACGCCGAACTCGACAAGGCCGATAACCTTGTGCTGGTCGCTGGCCAATTGGCTCACGACGCCATCAGCCACACGATTGAGAACTACATCCAGGCTGGCGGCGACATGACGCCGGTGATGATCCGCGAGGACTTGGACCGCAAACTGCAAACGTCACGGCCGGATGTTCAGCCCGAAGTGCTGACCGCTGCGGGCCGGATGGTGTACTCATTCAGCTACATGCTGGCTGGCATTCATCCCGAGAACATCCTTGGCTTTGACGGCGGCGAGCGTTACGGCAAGAGCGGGCAGTTGGCCAAGTTCTACGGCGCTTACAACGCCAAGGCCACGAGCGAACTGGACTTCCTCATGGCCGGCGATTCGCCCGAAGTCATCGAGTGCATGGACTACAAGACCGGCTGGAAAACCTACGACTACACGGATGTGGCCAAGGCGTTCCAGTTTCAGATGCACGCGGTCCTGATCTTCGACAAATACCCGCTCGTCAACGCCGTGAAGTATCGCGTATGGAACACGCGATCGAACGACCTGACTTATCCGGTGCTGTTCAAACGCCAGCAGTACGACGCCTTTGAAGGGCGATTGTCGGCGGCTGTGCAGAACTGGCATCGGTTCAAGGACGATCCGCCCGCGTGGCCCATCTATGAGAAGTGTTCATTCTGCCCGCTGGTGCTTTCGTGCCCCTCGGCGAATCAAGAACTGACCGAGTGCGAGAAAGATCCGCAAGCGTTCTTGAAGAACATGGCTGCGGCGCAGGCTCGGCTTGATCGGATGGAAGCGTTGGCCAAGACGTTCATCGACAAGACGGGCAAGGACCTGATCGGCGATGGCATTGGCTACGGGCGCTCGGCACCGAAGCAAGAGAAGAAATCACCGGCGAAGTTTTACGAAACCAAGAAGTCCGCGGCACCGGCTGCGGAATGATGACGATCCTACTTACACATGGAGTTTTACGATGCGACGAAAAGGTGAGGCCGAGATTGCTGCGTTAGTTTGCCTTGGCTTTGTGGTTTTGTTCTTGATCGGCGGCGGGTGCTGGGCGTACCCCCAATACAGCGTCTATCAACAACGGATGGCTGGCGAAGCTGAGTTGAAACATGCCGAGTCCGAGCGGCAGGTACAGATCCAAGATGCTCATGGCAAATTGGAATCGTCCAAGATGCTCGCGCAAGCCGAAGTCGAGCGGGCCAAGGGTGTCGCCGAGGCCAACAAGATCATCGGCGAATCGCTCAAAGAGAACGACGCGTATCTGCGCTATCTGTGGATCAATCGCCTGGGCGAGAACGGGCAGGATGTGATCTACATTCCAACTGAGGCGGGGCTGCCGATCCTCGAAGCTGGGCGAGTGCCGCGAAAGGATCACTAGCCATGCCATCGTTTGAAATCGAATTCGAGGTTTACTGCGGAACGTGCGGCGCCCACTTGTGCGGCAACACCCAAGCCCGCATGAGCCGCAATCGTCACTGTCCGCAGATCACGGTCGATGTCTGCGATCGGTGCCTAGACAATGCCCGCGAGGAACTACGCCGGGAGTTGGAGCAGGAGCACGAAGCGGAGATTGCCCGGCTGAAAGAAGATCACGCCGATGAGATTCGGATGCTAGAGGAAACCACATAACCATGAACGACGAAATTCAACCCGGTGCCCGTGTTCGATTCATCCCGCCCGGCAGGTCGCGCGATAGCTGGTGCTATGGAACCGTGATGTCCACGCCCAGCTATGAACTTATCGTCGTGGCCACGCGGTCGGGTGCAACCTACGAACTGCGCCGTGATCAACTGCAACCTGTTCTTGACCTATCACACGTTGGAGCAATCTACGCCCATGGATTCTAAGGAATTTATTCAACTTGTCGCCAACATGCGACACGCCCAGAAGTCTTACTTCCGCACGCACAGCAGTTCGGCACTCGAGGACAGCAAGCGGGCTGAGCGGGCCGTCGATGACGCCCTGCAAAGCATGAACGACAAACAACCCAGGCTATTCGAGGATGAGTCATGACGGCCGATCGAATCCCCAAACAAGAGCCCGCCGAGAAGCATGTCGTGGCTCTACTCAAGGACAACAAAGAAAAGTACCTGTTCATCTTTGATGACGCAGGCAAGGCCGAAACGCTCCGCACATTCGGGCGCTTCGCCAGCAACACCGAGCTTAGTTTTAGTTGGTACGACGCCGCATTTTTAAGCCGCAAGGTTAAAGAGATTTGCTCCCATGGCTAGATCACGCAACATCAAACCCGGCTTTTTCCAGAACGAAGATTTGGCGGAACTCCCTTTGGAGGCTCGACTTCTGTTCATTGGACTATGGATGCTCGCTGACCGCGATGGCGTGCTTGAGGACCGCCCAAAGCGGATCAAGGCAGCCATCTTCCCATTCGAGAACTACGATGTCGAGAAATTACTTGAGCAGTTGTGTGCTGCTCGCGTAATTACTCGATATTCAAAAGATGGGTTTAACTGCCTGTGGGTAAACAAGTTCAAAAAGCATCAAAATCCCCACAAAAATGAACCCACAAATAACCTCCCTCGACACCCCGAAATTGAAGAATCGAGTAATTACGCGAGCACTCGCGTAATGCACCATACTGCTCCGGCTGATTCCCTCTTAAGGATTCCTGATTCCCTCTCTCCTGATTCCAAGGCTCCGTCTGCCAAACCGAAAAGAACCCACGTTCCCAAAAACATCAAGCCCGCAGCTTCGGTCATCGAGCAGCGGCGCGAGCAAATCCTGGCGATGGTGGCGGCCGATGAAGCCGCGAAGGCGGTGGCGAAATGAGCGCACCCCGCACAAAACCCCGGCAAAACCCGGTTGCCAAGCCAGCGCCTGCCGCCGCGCCATCGCTCGAAATGCCCCGCGATGACCTCGCCGAGAAGTCGCTTTTGGGCGGGTTGCTGATCGCTCCCGAGGCGATCGACGACGTGATCGCGATCATCAAGCCCGAGGATTTCTACGACGATGCGCACCAACGGATTTACCGCAAATTGCGGGACTTGCACGACGCTGGCCGCAAGATCGACATCACGATTTTGGTCCGCGAACTGACCAAAAGCAGCGAGCTCGAACTGGTCGGCGGCATGAAGTACCTCGGCGAGTTGGCCACGACGGTGCCGCACGCCGCGCACTCGGTTGAGTACGCCAAGATCGTCGTCGATCGTGCCGTTGCCCGCGAAGCGATTCACTCCGCGTACATGATCCTGCGGATGGCCGGCGACGGCGAGGACGGTGAGCAGATCCTTGGCCGGCTAGAGTCCTCGGCAAACGCTCTACGCGAGCGCCACACGGCGACCGACGAGCGGATCGTCCATGCGACCGACATCCTGCACCAAGCGTTTGAGGCGATGCAGGAGCGGGCTAACGGCAAGCCTGCCGGCATGACCACGGGGTTCGTCGATCTGGACAAGTTCTACCTCTGGAAGCCAGGGCAATTGATTGTGCTTGCGGCGCGCCCAGCGGTCGGCAAGTCCGCGCTGGCGTTGAACTTTGCCGAGCATGTATCTCGCCAGGGCCCGGTCTTGTTTGTGTCGCTCGAAATGACATCGCTCGAGCTTGGCGATCGGCTGCTGGCCAGCGTGGCGCACGTCGATGGCAAGCGGATGATCAACGGGCAATTGAGCAACGACGAGCGCCAGCAGTTGCTCGAGGCCGCGGGCGACATCAGCGAGCATTGCAATATCGCGTTTGACGAAACCCCGACGCGTACAGTGATGCAGATTGCAGCAACGGCCCGCAAGTGGAAGCGGCGCAACAAGGGCTTGGCGATGGTTGTGGTGGACTACCTGCAGTTGATCGAGCCGGTGGCTACAAGCGAACGCCAGAGCCGGCAGGAGCAGATCAGCGGCATCTCGCGCAAGCTCAAGATCATGGCTCGCGACCTGGGTTGCCCGGTGCTGGTGCTCTCGCAGTTGAATCGGCAGATCGAGAACCGCAGCAACAACCGCCCGCGACTGTCGGACCTGCGCGAATCGGGGGCCATTGAGCAAGACGCCGATGTGGTCATGTTTGTGCATCGCGAGGAGTGCTTTGCCAACAACGACGAAGATCGCAAGCGGCTCGAAGGCCAAGCGGAAATCATCATTGAGAAACAGCGCGGCGGCGAGATTGGCTCGGTGCGCTGTGTGTGGCTCAAGGAGCAGACGCGATTCGCCAGCAGGGCCAAGGCTTCGCATCACGACGAGTTCAACGATTGGGGGCCCAATGCGTAAGACACCTTGCCACATCCTCGACCTGATGCGGCACACCGTCACGATGCGCGTCGTGGATAGTGGCCGGTCTGTGCCGGAAGTTGAGATTGAATCAATAGCCCTAGACATGTTGGTGGAACTCGAACGCCGGCTGAGAACGGTGGACCTGAAAACAAAGGAGGCTCGTAAGTGAGCAAGTGGCCTGAATGGAAATCGCCTGATGGAAGTATCTGGTTAATCAACGCGGACTATCGCAACGTACTGCCGTTGCTAGGCCATGTCGATGCGATCGTGACCGATCCGCCTTACGCGCTTACCGCAAACAAGAAAGGCGGTTCGGGGGTGGCAAGCGTCAATGCCGAAACGCCGTACGGTCGATCGATGATCGGCACCGGCAACGGGTCGGGCGGCTTCATGGGTATGGCGTGGGATTCCAAATTACCGAGCGTCGAAGATTTTGAAGTTTGCTTTCATGCGTTGAAGCCGGGCGGCTACATGCTCGCGTTTGCCGCGACCAGAACACAGCACCGCATGGCCGTTAACATCGAGGACGCCGGGTTCGAGATTCGCGATATGATTGCTTGGCTTTACGGGAGCGGGTTTCCGAAGTCGTTGGATGTGAGCAAGGCGATTGATAAGGCGCTGGGTGCGAAACCAATTGACATGGGCCAATCACCTAATTGGCGGGAGTCTAAACGTGATCGAGAAAAGAGCGGAAGCATGGAAGTTCGTGGCGAGAACGCAGGAAGAATTACCGCCCCCGCTACCGACGACGCCCGCCAATGGCAAGGCTGGGGGACCGCGATTAAACCTGCCTTAGAACCGATCACCGTTGCGAGAAAGCCTTTAATCGGAACCGTTGCAGAGAATGTGCTGCAGTACGGAACGGGGGCGATGAACATTGATGGCTGCCGAATTGAACTTAACGGCGATTATAAGTGCAAAGCTAACGGGCGTCCCTCGCAGACCGGCTTGCCCGACAATTACGACCCCGAAAATGCGAACCAGCCTGACACGATTGGCCGCTGGCCCGCGAACGTGATCCACGACGGCAGCAAGGAAGTAATCGAACTATTCCCATCGGAAGCCGGAGCAACAGGGCAAGTCACAAAACGGAACGCCGACAAGTTCCGCAATTCATACGGCGAATTTAAAGGAACAACAGAGGATGCGCCTTTCTACAACGACACTGGCTCCGCTGCTCGATTCTTCTATTGTGCTAAAGCAAGCCGCGAAGAACGCGGCGAAGGGAACATTCACCCGACCGTCAAGCCAATCGACTTGATGATGTGGCTATGCCGCTTGGTTACACCGCCAAACGGAATCGTTGTCGATCCATACATGGGAAGCGGCAGCACCGCGAAGGCGTGCCACAGGCTCGGAATGAAATTTATCGGTTTCGAGCGAGAGAAGCATTACTTCGACATTTGCGTGAACCGCATGAAAGAGGAACTGTCTCGCGTACCGCTGTTCGACCTGCCACAAGAGAGGGCATAAGCATGGTAATTCTCGGTCTTGATCCCGCCGACGTCGCTGGCTGGTGCATCCTCGAAGATGGCGCGATTGTCGAGTACGGCACATGGCGCTTGACCGTGAGCAGCGAAGAACATCAAGGCCATCGCCTAAGCCGGTTGGTCGAGAACCTGCGGATGCTCTGGATGAAGTTCGGCTTTGAGGCGATTGCCACGGAGAACGCCAGCTTCGGGTCTGTGAATCAAAACACGGCCGCAATGCACAACATGAAGCTCGGCATGATCACATGGTTTGCCTCGCAGAAGGGCGGCATGAGGGTGCTGAAATATGTGCCCAGTTCGATCAAGAAGTTTTTCACCGGCAGCGGCAAGGCCGAGAAGGGCCACATGATTGCGGCGGCCATGAAGCGTTACGACCTGCCCGAGATGACCGGCGATGAAGCGGACGCGATTGCCATTGCCGCGATGGGCTGGGATGAGTTGATCAACGGCAAGGCAGCGAAGCCCACGAAGGTTAAGCGGAAGTCAGCGAAGAAGAAACGGCCCGAACTTTTTTAACGGAATTGCGCACGATGCAAGTTGCTGGCGATTGTCTCGAACTGATGAAGTTGATGCCCGACAACAGCGTGGACCTTGTGTTCACTTCGCCCCCGTATGAGGACGCGCGGACGTACGGCGTTGGCTTCAAGCTGCGCGGCGAGGATTGGGTGAAGTGGATGTACGAACGCTGCGTTGAGATGGCGCGCGTCTGCAAGGGCGTGGTCTGCATCAACTGCGAGGGCAAGACACGGGGTTTCAATTACAGCGCAACCCCGTTCCTTTTGCTGGCCGATTTGAAGCGCGCGGGCTATGCGATGCGAAAGCCGTTGGCGTTTTACCGCAAGGGCATCCCCGGAAGCGGTGGACCGGATTGGTTTCGCAACGATTGGGAGCCGGTTATTTGCTTCCAACAGTCTAAAGGAAAACTTGCGTGGAGTGACAAAACAGCGATGGGGCACAAGCCTAGATGGGCACCAGGGGGGGCGATGAGCAATCGTCACGCCAACGGCAAAAGGGTCAATAGCGACCTCAGCAATCGCAACAAATGGGGCACAACCCCAAGCAACAATTACAGAACAAAAGAACGACGCCAAAACGGCGAGCGCGCGCTTGAGCCCAAAGTCGCTGCCGCTGTTAGTGAAGGGTTAAAGCCAGGGCAAAAGCTGCACACAAAAAACAATGGCTCCACGATGCGCGTTCAATGCTACGACGAGCCTGTGTTGGCCAATCCCGGCAACGTCATCAAGTGCATCGTCGGTGGCGGCGTCATGGGTTCACCGCTTGCCCACGAAAACGAAGCCCCGTTTCCCGAGAAGCTGGCTGAGTTTTTCATCCGCTCGTTGTGTCCTCCCGGTGGCATTGTGCTCGATCCGTTCTGCGGCAGCGGCACGGTGGCAGCAGTTGCCAAACGCACAGGGCGACGGTGGATCTGCTACGACCTGCGCCAGTCGCAGATTGACTTGACCGAGCGACGGCTGGCAACAGTGCAACCGGAGTTACTGAGTTAAGCGGCGCATGACGGAATGCGTGTGGATGAATTTTTGAACAACTCTAACCGCCGCGAGGCAGGAGAATGAAGATGGCGAAGAAACTGACGAAGCGGCAACGCGACAAAGTTCGTGATGAAATGTGGAACATGCTCTGGCAAGCTCGGGGAGGCTGGAACCCAAGCGATATCGACACCGATGGGCATCTTGGAATCGAGATGGGCTTGGATGAATGGTTCAAGTGGATTGAGGCGTTGCGTTTCAGATACGCACGGCATCCCGAAAACCAAAGCTGCTTTCTTCCTGACTGCCTTGAACGATTCGAGAGCTTTGAAAAGTCTCACGAATACATCCTTGAGATGATCGAAATGCAGGCGTACTACGAAGAACAAGACGCCGCAAAGAAGTCAACCTAACCCAACATCGGTTGTGATGACCTAATTACCATTAACGACCAAAACGAGCAATGACAACGGCAACAGATACAAAGCCAAAACTCACGATAGCCGATTCCCTTCGCACGAAGTTCAGCGGCCAAGATTGCGCTGTGTTTTTTGAAGTTCCGAACGGGACCGGCGCACAAAAAACACGATCTGCCGATGCGATTAGCGTCGAGTTTTGGAAGTCTCGCGGCTATGCAATCACTGGCTACGAGTTCAAGGTCTCGCGGTCTGATTGGCAAAAAGAACTAGCGCAGCCAGCAAAGGCCGATGCGTTTTTTCGCTACTGCGATTTCTGGTATCTGGTCGTGACTGACTTAGCAATCGTCAAGGACGGCGAATTGCCGATCGGCTGGGGTCTGATGCTGCATAACGGTACTGGCCTGCAAATCAAAAAAGGAGCGACTAAGAACCCCGATCCGATCCTAGATCGTAATTTTTTGTGCGGGCTTTTGCGAGCGGCCTCGGCTGGCGACAAACGCGAATACGCAGCGGCGATCTACAAAGCAGAGCAGCGCGGACGAAAGGCAGAGGAAGAATCAAACGCTCGCGTTTTTGATGGGCTACGAAAATCGTTGGCCGAGAGGGATGCGCAAATTCAGAAATTCCGCGAGGGCTTCGGCGTAAGTCTCGACGGATGGGAATTTCGTCGCGGGGATGCGAAGAAAATCGGAGAGCTAGTACGGCGTGCGTTAAACGGCGAGCTTGATCCCGATACCGAACGAATGAAGCATCTGCGGCGGCTTGCTAAAGAGATTGTAGAGAGTACAGAGGATTTTGAAACCTAGTCCACTTCGCCGACCAAGACCGAACAACCCTAACCCATCACGAGGCACGACCATGACCACGCAGCAGAAACCTAACTGGGATTTTTGGATCAGCGGAGCGATCATCCTCGCTATGGTCTGGTTTGCCTACAAAACCTTAATGCACGGTGGAGAATGATTGACCAACAGATACTCGCTGTCCGTCTTAGACACGCACGAATAGACGCAGGCTTGACGCAGGAAAGCGTTGCCCAATCGCTTGGCATACCGAGAACCGCAGTAGTGCAGTTTGAAATGGCTAACCGATTGGTTAGCTCACTAGAGATTGCCAAACTTGCGGAGCTTTACGGGCGAACGATTGCAAGTTTTTTTGAGGAGTCCTGAGATGCGGTACTACATCGACTGGCTTGGGCGATTGTGGAAAGGGCCGGGATGCCTCAACACTAATTGCAATTACGCCTACTTTGATGGTTTCATGCACGTTCCGCCATACGATCCGGTCTGGATTTACGCTCGCTCTGCGCCACCAGAGGACGCGGAAGAAGTGACCGAGGATCAAGCCTGCGACGCTACGCTTTTGTTTTGGCCAGACAAGATTACCTAAGCCCCCTTCGGTGTCGAGGACCGAACACCCCCACCCCCAGATCATCAACTCTAACCCCAGAGGTACGACCATGACCACTGTGTTCAAGGCGACAAACCAAAACGGCAGCTTTAAGACTTGCAAGTTCTGCCATGAGCGCGTTCTGTGGCACGTTATCGAACGCCGTTGGTACGAACTCGACGAGAAAACATACCATTCCGAAAACTGTAAATTGCGGCAAGAGCATTTCAGTAATCAAGCGTATCAATCACAACAAGCAAGGAGAGACGGACGATTTCCTAAAAGGGATTGATCGTCAAGTCATGGAGCAAATCGCTAAAGAAAACAATTGGCCAGAGGAACCACAGCAGCCCCCCGCGCCCGAGGCGAGCGCCCCGAGCGTGGAGCAGCCCGCGGCATCGTTGCCAGCCAATCCACACGAAGGGCGCGTAATGAAGCCGTATGAATTTGTTCAAGCCGACGACTGGTGTGTTGACCACGAAGGAGAAACGCATCGACCGTCAGCAAGAAATGTCGTTGGAAAGTTGGTAGGCGACTTGATTGGCAACGCCGTTAAGGAGTGGCGTACATTTCGCCCCGCCGCCCAGCCAGCCCCGAGCGTGAAGCAGCCCGCGAAGCCAGTGCCGAGCGTGAACTTGGTCCGCCACGAAGTCGAGGAACTGCGGCGGGCGAACGCGGCGTTGTTGGAGTCAAACAAGATTCTTACCGGTCTAAGCAAAACTCATCGTGCCGAGCGTGACCAACTCGCGGCCAGCCTTGCCAAGATGACAGAGGACCGAGACGCGTTACGTATCAAGGAACGCGAACGAACCCAGGCGTTACTTGCGAGCATCGAAGAATGTGAGAAGCTCGATGCCCAACTCGCCGCACTAAAATCCACACCAGCGACACAGCCCGAGCCGGTGAAGTGGCGCGAGTTGACCAAGAACGACCAGTACAGCGGGCCTGGGCAGGTCACAGACGATGCGCCAGAGGACGGCGAACAAGAATGGTTCGATGCCGTGATTATGGGAATTGATCCTAATTGCAACTATCCATTCGTCGCAAAGAGAAATCAATACAACGCATATTGCGGCTTTGAGTTTGCCCGCGTCCGCGACGACGCGGGGAGGGGGTGAGTGATGAGCGAGCAACGATATGTTTGCTGCATTACAGCAATGAAACACAACACCCACGAAGGGGCTTTGCTCCTAGACCTCTATCGTTCGATGTTCTTTGTGAACGCAAATTCCGAACATGAGGCAATCGGAATGGCATCTGTCGCAATGCAAAGAGTGTATCCGGCAAGTGGTGGGTGGTTTCGCCAGAGTTGTCTTGTGAATCACGAAAACAAATTACCGACAATAACCAATCCCGAAGAGGCATTTTTAGAAGAGGCACGCCATGACACCTGAAGAAATTAACGCGGCTGCGGAGAGAGTGCGGCGAGTGAACAACGGCGAACGCGGCAAGGTCGTTTATGGATTTGCGAAAACCGCTGGCGATCCGATTGAACACGACGACTACGATCACATTCAAAGCATTCTAAACCGGGATCGCAAGGTTCTTGCAGAAGCCTACCTCGCCCAGCACTCGCCCGAGTTGGAGTTGCCGGTGGATGATGCTTGGTTGCGGAGTGTGGGGTTTACCGATGAACTCCCTGCGCCAATCCGCGAAGAAGTTTACGACGGAACAATGCTCTTGATCGTAAAAATCCCTGACCCGGAATATGAAGGCGGCGACTACGGGCAATACGTTCTTGTGTTTGATGACATGAGCGGGTCAATCTGGCTTGTCAACAACGGCCAATGTTATGGCGGCTCTACGATCATTCGCAAGACAACCACCCGCCGCCAAGTAATCCAACTCCTTGAAGCCCTTGGACTCAACCCGAAAACCCCGAACGAAAGCGAGTGAGCGATGATTGATGTTAGCAAGTTGCCTGAAGGAAACTACTTCATCAGGACAAAAGATGGAGTCGAAAAAATCGCCTACCGTCATCCGAGCATGGGAATTAGTTTCCGCTGTTTCCGCGATTGGGACGAATGGGTAAGCGACGTTATTGAGATTCGCGGCCCGATCATCTTTGACCAACTGCCCCTTATCACGAAAGCAACCGAGCAATGACCGAACCAAGCAAAGGAGCAGCATACCCCATGAGCGAACACGAAAAACCACCCACCCGCGACGAAATCCGCCAACGCCGCAGGGCTATCGCCGACTCTGCCGCGCACTACCGAGCGGAGTTTAACCGCGGGCAGATCACCGTTAAGACGTGCTTGGAGTATCTGCAGGCGGAGTGCGAGCACCCACCCGAGGCGATCACCAAGGAATACGCCGGCAGGAACTTTGTGGCAAAGTGCGGGGATTGTGGCAAGGTGATGAAATGAGCGACCGCGATCTGCCAAAGATCGACCGCGAATTTCGCAACCTCTTGCCAAAGCACAGCGGCGACGAAATCCTGCAGCTTGAGGCTAACTTGCTGGCTGACGGCGAGGCTATCTGCCCGATCGTTGTTTGGCAGGAGGCCAACATCGTCATCGACGGCGTGCAGCGTTATTTGATTTGCGCAAAATACAGCCTGCCATACCAGATTAAGTACAAGTCGTTCGCCAGCCGCGGGGCCGCGATCAGTTGGGCTATGATGCAGCAACTAGGCCGCCGAAACCTAACGCCGCAAGAACTGGGATACCTTGAATCTTCGGTCGGACCTCGCTCGGCCGGAATCTACAAACCGTCATAGGAGTGTTATGTACGAAGGTTCACTAGAAAGTCCGGTTGTGCAGCGGATCTTGAACGACCTCGCCATGAAGGCAAGCGCCAAGGTTGGGATTCTCGTGCGCGAGGGCGAAGTCACTGGCGCCGTGCGAGTCATGAATGACATTCACGACGAGTACAACGACATCATCGACAGCGTGCGAATCGATCCGGCGCGACTTCCAGTGCAGTACGCGAACCTCGACGATCAATGCCGCGACCTTTTGTTGAACCTGGGGTATTTCACGATGGGGGATTTGCTCAAGGATTGGCCTGTAGCGATTCTGTCAAAAGAGGGTATAGACGTCGGCTATCATCAGGCAATTCACGACGCGCTCGCGGAGTTGCGACTAACCGCGACCTGCCCCGAGGATCTTTAAGAGTTGCTAATCGGTTTGGAAATTTCTGGCACCGGCTGGGACAATGACAATCAAGTTGAGGATTGTCAATTTCGTTTCCCTACGGTGATCTATGCCAGCGTTTACCGCGTTTAATTCCGCCGTTCAAGGCGTGCTCGATCGGGCAAATTCTTTGGCCGGCAATTCCACGCTCAGTTGGGTGGATTTTGGGCAACTGTACGACCAGTTGAAAATCGTTGCCGTCGAGGCAGCAAAGGATCTGGCTCTGCAAGGCTACCAAAAAAAGCAATTTGTCCTCGACGCGCTCGACAAGTTTATCGACGCGTATCTGCCGTTGCCGGCATGGCTGTTCTTTCTCCGCAGCCCTGTGAAGAAAATCCTCTTGCAGCTTGCGGACGGCGCGATTGAGGCCCTGTACCAAAAGCTCATTAAACCAACCCCGACCCAAACCCCAGAGCCCACGACATGAACCTGGAACCGATCTTTGCCTTGGCAATAGGCGCCATTGGCGTGCATCTGTATCAACGCCAAAAGAACAAACCAGCACCGGCAGTTCGATACGAAGCGCCGGAATTGAACCGTATTACGCCGCAAGCCGCCGCACCAGTGCCAGCCGCAGTGACGGACGGTGGTACGCTGCCATGGATTGCCGTCGCGGTCCTCGGTGTTTCGCTGTGGTATTCCATCAGCAATCAGCGCGATGCGCTGAACAAGCCCGAGAGCGTTGGCATTTTGGGCAAGGCGTTTTCAACCAACGACGATCGCGCTCAGGCGTCCCGGGATGCCAAGCGGTTCGGCAAGTTGTGCGCGTCCTTGGCCGATGACATCGAGGATGACGCCAAGCTGCAGTCGCCGTTTTTTAAGACTGGCGTGCAGTTGGATGAACTGCGCCGCCGAGCTCGCATCTACATGTTCCGCGGCACCAGCTTATCGGCTAAATATCCCGGGCTACCAGTTGCCGTCGATACGCTGCTCACCGCGCGCGTTGGAACTTCTGGCGGGCCGATCGACAACGAGCAGCGGCGCAAGTGGGTTGCTGCGTTTCGCGAGCTTGCTGCGGCCGGCGAGGAGGCGAGCAAGTAATGCCCATCTTTGCTCACGCTCTGTTTGCGATCCTAACAATCAGCGTCAGCGTATGGAATTGGTGTGAACTGCAAGCGGCACGTCAGCAAATAGTTGCTTACGAGCAGGGCTTGCGGGAGTGGATGGACTCGCATTCGCAGTGGGTTGCCAAATGCGAGACGCTGGAAATCATCCAGCGCATCAGAGACAAGCAGTTGAGCGATGTCCGCAAGGATCGGTGGCAACTTTATCGCGTGACCTGTGGCATGTACGACGGATTCAAGGGGATCTGCAACAGCCACGGAGTCAAAACTTTAGTCCTAGCCGAAACCGGCGAAGTTATTGAGGTCAACGAATGAACAAGATCCTGTCAAACCTTGGCGGCAAAATAGCTTTGGCACTCCTGTTTGCCGGTGCTCTGTACGCTACTTTCCTGTGGCAGCCAGCGCCGGCTCCCGCACCTGCCGAGCAAGCGGCCCCCGGCACGTTCGCCGAAACGCCTGAGCAAATCAAGGAGTTCGGCGGTATCCGCGAGGATGGCGAAATCAAGTTCGGCTATACCCCTCGGCCGGCTGAGTCCAAGCAATTCGTCGCGTCCCTGGCGAAGCCGTTGCTCGCGCAAGCTGGCCCTGACGTTCTCGCCAAGGCGCAGAATCAAAAGCCGGTTCTCCTGTACCGCGCGCTCTACGAAGCGTTCGCTCATTTCAATGGTGGCGAGCAATGGCGCGTTGGCAAGCAAGGCATCGGCGACTGCGTTAGTTGGGGGTGGGCGCACGGAGCCGATACGCATCTTGCCGTCATGTGGAAGAATGGCGATACCGGCGAGTGGCGGCAAGCGGCTACGGAATCAATCTACGGTGGCTCGCGCGTCGAGGCCCGCGGCGTCAATCGCGGTGGCTACTCCGATGGCTCGTACGGCGCGGCTGCTGCTAAATGGGTCAGTAAATGGGGCGTGACGTTTCGCCAGCCTTATGACCGGTTCGACCTGACCAAGTACAGTGCGAGCCGCGCCAAAGAGTGGGGCAACTTTGGCAACGGTGGTGAGGGCGACGGCGGCGCGTTCGACGAAACCGCCAAGAAGCATCCGATCAAGGGCGTGGTCCTGATCCGTAACTTCAAGGAAGCGGCTGCCGCGATTCAATCTGGATACCCGATCCCTGTTTGCTCAGGGCAGGGCTTTAGTAGCTCGCGTGACAAGGACGGCTTCTGCAATCCTCGCGGCAGTTGGGCGCATTGTATGTGCTTCATTGGCGTACGGTTTGATCGACCTGGGTTGTTGTGCCTGAATAGCTGGGGTACGTCTTGGGTGTCTGGGCCGAAGTTTCCTGACGATCAGCCTGACGGTTCATTCTGGGTCGATGAGGCAACCGTCAACTCCATGCTGCGCGGCGAAGATAGCTTCGCTGTCTCTGGCTATGAAGGGTTTCCGTATCGCGATTTGACGCACGGCGATTGGGTGCTGACCGATCCCGCTGATGTCGAGGTTTACCTTGCTCGTCTTGAGAGGCCATCGCGCCGTCGCGAGGCTCTTGCCAGCTACTCTATTTCCCCGTAGGTGAAACGATGAAGATCCGCGATTACTTGCTTGTGGGGCTTTTGATCTTTGCGACCGTTTGGTTCATGCAGCCAACCAGTCCAGGCGGTGCGATCGTCGAGCGGCCGTTCCTGGCTGGCGTGGTCAAGCTGGCCAAGCAAATCGGATGGTTCTTTTTGATCCTCGACGAACCTCCCGTCGATGACTACCCGCCAGAGCCGTACATGGACCTGCCGAGTGAATTGGCGAATGAGCCGCCTACATACTCGCCCGACATTAACGGCGTGGTCAATCTCCGTCATGCGGAGGGATGGTGATGCGAGACGTACTTCTCGGGCTCTGCACTGTTGGCTTAACTATTGCGGCGTGCGTTGCGCGTTCGTTTCTTGTTCCTCTCGATATGGGACCATGGGAAGATGATGACAATTATTAGCAAGTTCTGGCCGCTGTTGTTGGGCTTGGGGTTGTTCCTCTTGGCTGTGTCGATTCGCTCGCACATGGCATCGCGCATTGACTTTGATCAAGTGCAAGCCGATGCGGCCGTGATGTCGGCATCGGCGAGCCTGCACAGCGCAGAGAACAAGCCCGCGCCGACTCCTGAGCCTGATGGACGTTCGCCGGTGCGCGTGGTGCCTAAGATCAATAATGCGATGTTTGAGCAAGCTGCGCCATCGAAAACGCCATCGGCCAAGGGAGCCGATCAGGCGATGACGATCGCCAAGCCCAAGATTGATCCTGCCAAGTACAGCGCGATGCCAGATTTTTCCGTGACGGCAAAACCAGTAACTAAGCCCCGGCCGGTTGTAGTCAAGAAACCAAGTCCCGGCGTTGCACCCTCTGCTCCAATCCCCACCCCTCGGGCGCGCCGGGGCTTGTTTTTTCGCTAAGGAAGAAGGTTATGTCCTACGATCTTTTGCTTGATCTGCCCGGGTTCGATGTTGCCACGTCTGGCCTGCGCATCACCGTCACCAACAACGCGGACGGGACGGCATCGGTCAACATTTTCGACAAAACACGCACCGAGGGCGAGTACCAGTATTTTGTCAACGATGTGCTGACTTGGACCGAGCCTTACAACGGCAGCTTTCCGGTTGTTCTCACGATCAATGATCCAAGTCAGGCCTACAGTTTCCGCGTTGAATACTACGACGATGGGCCAACGCTCGTTGAAACCTCGAACACGGTGAGCAAGGTAATTACCGGGGACACGGACGGCGCAGCGTTTGTCGCGTATCAAGAATCGCTTGGCTACACGTTCGGAGCGGGCGAGGCTGATGCTTGGCAAAACTGGTTTGCCGACAATCGCTCTGATGGGATTTTGTCGAAGATCGCCGAAGCCGCGTTTTTCATTTTCGGCAACAACAACTACAACCGGTCGTTGCTCATCAATCGTTCTGCCGGCTCGTTTCCCGCTGGCACAGCCACGGCATCGAGCGACCGCGTGACGTTTTCGAGCAGCGGCTATTTCTCGTTTGTTCGGACTCTTGCGGGGATGGGTTTGACTTCGAGCGGACATGGCTCGTTTGTTATTTTCCCAACATCAATCAGTGACAACAGCGGTTCAGATATTGGCGCAGTTGGCGGCGGCGGCGAGACTCGTCAGGCTTGCCGCAACACCGGAACTTTAGGTTATTTCCGCATGGGCGGAACGACAGACGGCACAAATTCATTTGAGGCCGTAAATGTCACTTCCTACACGGCGGCGGGCATGTGGGTATCGTCTCGCTCGTCGTCTAGTGTGGCGGTCGTTAAATACTACGACTGGACCACGATTTCGACAGTCGCTAGTACAAGCGGTTTCAGTGGTACAACGTTTCCGACGAACACGCTCGCGCCCTATGTTGGCGGCGTGAACACAAGCGGATCGCTCACGCAACCTACAAACCGGCCATACACTGGCGCAGGCCAAACGCTTGACCTGAGCAGCGCAGAAATTGACCTGCTCATGGTCAACACCGAAACACTCCTTGTAGCCTTGGGGAAAATCATATGACGAATCTTGAAAAATCCCGACTGCGCCGCGCGTCGAAACACCCGCCGCTTTTGCAAGCCAAGATCGACGAGGACCGCGAATTTGTCGCCGCCGTCGAAGCCCGCAAGGGCGAATTGCCGCAGCGCGACCTATTGGAACTGCGCGAACTGAAAGCGCAGATCGACGCCGCACGCGCGGAAAAGCAGACCGCGAAAGAGACGCTGATTGCCACGCGGGACACCGAGCAAGTTGCAAAGGCCACGCTACAGGCCCAGCTTGACGCGGCCACAACGAAAGCCGAGAAAGACCCGATCCGCGTGCAGATCGACGAGTGCAACGCGAAGCTCGAAGCCGCACGGCTCGACCTCGAAGAGGCGGACGCAACGCTCGACCAACTGCGCCAAGCCCGTGACGAGATTCTGTTCCAGGAGCGGCTGTCGAAGGACGAGCTTCTTGAAACCGACGCACCCGAAGTCAAACGCCGCAAGGATGCCCAAGAGGCTGATTGCGAGCATAAACGGAAGTGGTTGGCGAAGCATCGCTAGGCTTTTGGTTGCGCAGCCTTGGCTCTCTTTTTGGCGCGCTCGCTCAGTTCCTTGAGCAACGCCTGAATCTGCATGGCGCGCTGCTGCTTCTCTGGCGGCAGTTTGGCCAGTTCCTCTTTTGAGATGAATACCTTCTCGTAAGCCTGCCCGCCCGTCTCGCGCAGAAGATCTTGCAAGTAGCCGCGGGCCATGGCTTCTTGCGTCTTGGCTGGCACGTCCGTGACCTTCACGCCGGTGAGCGTGTTCAATGCTTTGGCTCCAATGCCCTTGCGCGTGTCGGTCAACTGCTTGATCGTCGTGAGCGGCGTGGGCGCAATGTTCATCGCCAGCGTGTCAAGCCGCTGTGTTTGCCAAGGCTCGCCGCCAAAAATGTTCGACTTGATGCGGCCGATCACGGGGTCCATGTCGCGCAGTTCGCGGTCTTGAAACAACGATCGACCGGTGGCTGTCTCGAGCGGAGCCTTGATGAGCGGATTGAGCATCCCGGTAAACTCCGCGCCTAAGCCCGGCCGGCCAACGAGCGAACCTGCCAGCGAGCCGAGCAGCGTCATGGAATCCTCGGGCATCAGGCCCAAACCGGTGATGTACCGCGGGTCGCCTTGATCGTTCGTGCCATACGGAATCGCTGCCGTTTGGGCAATGTGCTCGGGCAGGATTTGACCCTCGCCTTGTAGTTCGGTGATCGTGCGCAGCGTCTTGCCGAGCGGGCCGCCAGGGTTTTGCGCAAGTTGCTTGACCGTGTAGGGAACCATACCTCTCGAGAAGCTCCAAAAGGGCATCGCTCGTCTCATGACAGATCGCTCGAACTGCGAGAGATTCCCGTAGTCAACGTGCATGTCCTTGATCTGCTGGGCCAGCGTTGCCGGGTCGATGCCCTTCGACAAGCCCTCAATCCACGCCGTCAACCGGTTCATGCCTTCGACGATGTGCGAGGCTTGTTCGTTGGCTTGACTGAGAAAGAACTTGGATTCCTCGCCGCGCAGGCCACGGCTGTTCAAGGGATTCATCGTCCCGCCCTTGCGGTTCTTCCACGCCTCTTTGCCGCGAGCATACAGCGATTTGATGGCCACCCGCGGATCGAACGACGCGTTGGCCGGCACCGAGCCAGGGATTGCTCCGAGCACTTGATTATTCTGCACGCCAATGAGGTCGGCCGCTTGCCCGGCATACCTGGGAATGACGTCGTGCTGAAACGCCAGATCAGCAACGAATTTGGTTGCTTCCTCATCGGTCCCCTGAAAACCCATGCGTTTTGCGAGCCCTGCGATGGTGTCGCCGTTCATCAGTTCGCGCGAGCCCTTGAGGCCGAACACGCTGAACAATCCGTTCTGGGCGTTTTGGATCTGCCCGCCCGCAAGGTTGCGCACATGGAACGCCGGCCGCATCAGGGCAAACGTCTTGAAGAACGTGGTGGACTTGTCGATCGCGTTCCAGAACGCCGAGATTTCCTGGGGCGTCTTGATCGTCTCGGTCAGCCGCGCCAGGTTCTCCACAACATCGCGCGGCACCGACCAGTTCTTTGCATCGCCCACGTCGCCCACAAGCTCGCCAATGTTCTTGAGAAACCCTTCGGTTGGCTTGTTGCCCGTGGCCATGCCCAGGGCCTCGGCTGCGTCAGCCAGCGACATAAGATCGCTGTTGGTCCCGGGCTGGCCTTTGATGAGATGCTGCGGCAGAGCCTCGATCTTGGCCTTGGCGTTGGCTGCGGACTTGCCCGCGCGAGACAGCCGTTGCCCGAGCATTTCCATCGGGTTGTTGGTGAAGAATCCCAGCGGTTCGCCCGTCTCTTGAAACCGTTGCAGGTACTTGTCGCCAACATCGGTTTGCAGCCAATCGACCAAGCGACCAGCGTTGGAACGGGCTTGCTCCATCTTGGCCAGGGAATCTTTCACCGCATCGGCCGTCGCGGGATTCTGGGCCAACTGCACCAGCGCGTCGTATTGCTGCCGATCAAAGCCCTGGTAATCGTAGTTGTCGAGCAAGAAATCCGCGGCTTGCTGGCGTGCTTGTTTGAGCGCGAATGTCTGGGCTGAGTCGGCGGTGCCTGCCCCCTTGAAGTCTTGCAGGTACTTTTGGTAGGCCGCGGGATCGGGCGGATAAATCTGCGTCAAGTCTTTGCTGACAAGATTGGGATCGAGCGTCATTCTGCTCAGGTCGGTCGTGAGGGCCCCGCGCAGAATCTCCTCGCGAGCGTTCTGCGAAGCGTTGCCGCTGCCGATCGCACCGTATCGATTCATGCGGTTGGTGTACTCGTCAGCCGATTCTCCGAGGTTCTGGGCCTGCCGAGCCATGTAGCCCAGTTCATCGCCCTTGAGCGTGCGCAGGGCCGTGCCAGCGTCCTTCTCGATGAGTTCCGAGTATGGCCCCATGAGGTCGGCGTAACGCTGGGCGAAGTCCATCGGGATTTCGAGGATGTTGCCACCGGCGCCGGGAGCGATGAGCGGCAACTGCGGGCCAGCGTTTGTGCCCCCCTTCTCCACGAAGTCCGAGAGCAAGTCTTGCAGCGGGATCGAAGTTTGCACTTCGGTCGGCATCGCTTCCCATTCGCGGATCAAATCGCCCAGCGGGCCGCGCGTGGCGGCTTGATACTCGAGCTCCTTGGCCGTGGCGTTCTGCGAGGTGATCTGGCCAACTGCATCTCGGAATCCGCGCGAGGACTTTTGGAACGCGGGCGCAAGGTAGTCGCGCACCGGGTTGACATCCCAGCGCCACGACGTCGGGTTGTAAACGGCATCGGTTGGCGGTGGCGTTACCGTGGCTGGCGGCACGACTGCGGGGCTGCCGAGTTGGCTGATGTCCGGCGCGCCGTCGAGTTCGGTCTTGAGGATGTTCGCGTTGCCGTAGTCCTGCGGTTTTGTTTGCCCCCAGCTTTCCGGCACCCAGCCGAGCCAGTTGCCATAACGGAACGTGTCGGCAAAGTTGTCGAGGCTCTTGGCCGCTTCGACGCCGCCTAGGTTAATGCCGCGCTCGCCCCAACTCAGCCGGCCAACGCCAGCACGCAACGGCTCATCGACAAAGCCGCCTTGGCCTACGGGCAAGTTAAGTCCTTCATCGACGGCCTTGAGCAGATCATCGCCAAACCGCTCGCCGGTGACTTTGCTGGTGACACTCTGGATCCACCCGGGTTTAGATTGCTGGGCCGCCGTGCGAATCTTGGCCAGATCATCCGTGCTGCCCATGGCAATGTCGCGCAAGGTCTTGGACGATCCGAGTTCGGCCGCGCCCTGCACGAGCTTCGAGCCAGCGCGTACGGTTTCTGGCAGCGTGCCGGCTGCCTTGGCAATCTTGCCGCCCTTGCCCAGCGCCGAGGCTCCCAGCGTGAGGTAGGTCAGCGGATCAAACAGGATTTCGGTGCCGATGCCCGCAATGTCATCGCCCCAGGAATCGGGGTTGTCATCGACGCCGGCGAGTTCCTTGCCCGATACCCGCTGCGATGGATCGAAGATTCCGCCGAAAGCTCTGCCGAAATTGCCCGAGGCGATGCCGCGGATGAACGACCCCGGCGTGTCGAGGATGTTCCCAAGCGTGCCGAGCGCACCCAGGCCAACGTCGCCAAGGTACGAGAGAATCCCCTGATCTTCTTCATCCTCGGGGAGTTGGTAGTCCTGAAAGATTCGCGGCGCGTTGAGGTAGGGATTGACCATGTTTAAGAATCCAAGAAGTGCGGGAAAACGGCAATTTCCTGAATCTTTATCGTCGCAGGCTATTTGCTTTTTTGCATTTTCGATTCGCAGCGATTACGATGCTGGCGTCCGAAGAAAACCCGAGAGGGCGCGCAATGAAGAAGAATTACGAAAAAGAGCAGCGCGATCGCGAGCAAGTGTGGGCGGCAATCTTGTGGATTGCGGCGATACTTCTGGTTGCTTCGCAGCTTTCTAGATAGGCAAAAACTGATGGACGAGAACAAGTCGGTTGTCACATTTCTTTCAGATGCAGCACCGTATCTGTTCACGGTGTTTGCTTGCGTTCTAACGGGCGTCATCATAACGCTGAGCAATCAGCAAGACCCAATGCGGCAACTGGAAGAATCCACCTTGCCGGCACGGGTCCGCGAGCTAGAGAAACGCATCAAGGAGCTACAAAGCCAAGGCCGTACGTCCGTTGTCACCAACCGTCGGTTGTCGGTGCCGGGCGTGTGAATGTTCGTTTCTTGGCATACCACTCTCCAACTTTGGCGGCGTCAATGGCTGGATACCTTGCCCGCAGCACAGCGGCTAATTTGCTTGCGTTATTCATAAACGCACCTTGGCCGCCGACATTCGCGCCATCCGTCAAACGCCCGCCTTCGATGCTTTGCAATGCTGGCAGCACTTCGTTCAATACGAACTTGTCATCAAATTCGCCAGTCTGATTGAATTCATCAACTGACAGAAGCCCTTGCTGCGGGTCCCATGGAACAAGCGAAGATTCGCGTTCGGCTTGCTTTGTTTTGGTTGCTTCATCGATCATGCCCGTTGGTGTGGTTTTGTTTTTATCCTCAATTCTCTGTGCGGACTCCTTTTCGAGAACACCAATCTTACGATTTTCAATCGCGCCTTGCTGGGTAATTTCGGTTTCCTTTAGTTTGTTGCTGGCTGCGGCCTGCGCAGCCTGCGCTTCTAATTGCTTTACAAGCAAAGCAGTCCGGTTCGCGTCGGCGGCAGCATTGTTACGCAATTGCTCCAACTGCAATGCAAGCTGGTTGTTGCCTTGCTGTCGTGCAAGTTCCGCCTGAGTCGCAAACTCCTTGGCGCGGAATTCCGCAGCCTTCATCAGCCCATCGGCGCGGACATGCTCTTGCAGCAATTCCGGCCCCATCATAACACCAGCGAGCAACGAGTTCGTGGCAATCGGGTTGCCGACATTCTCGCGCGCAGTGGCCAGAGCCATGTTCGGGTCCATGCCGTTGCGAGCCAGCGCGCGAGCCTGAGCCAAGCCGGTGTTCGCACCGTTGTTCTTGTTTGGATCAAAGCCGCGTGCCGCCTGCCGTTCGCGCTGGGCTTGCATCGCAGCTTCGTAGCGGCCCATCGCCTCGGGGCTGTTCGGACCATTAACCGGCGTGAGGCCGGGCGACCACTTTGGTTCGTTCGGATCGCGCGGCAGCGCTTTGTCATTCTTTGCCCACATGACACGCCCCATGTGATCTTTGACTTGATTCGATTCGCCAGGAGCAAGGGCATCAATCAGCGTGAGCGGTTTCGCTGCGGGCATGACTTGCTCGACGGCACCACCGCCAGGACCGCGACCGCTCTGCTTGAATCCCCCGCCGAACTGGGCGAGGAATTCGTCGTTGCTCGTCGATGGCTTGTTGCCCGAGTAGAACGTCGTTTGATTGCCCTGAGCTTGCCACCACGGCATACCCCCGGCGATTTGCTGCTGAGCGGTCATCTCTTGCCGCGCGGCTTCGCTGGCTGCGCCGGATTCGGCCATGCCCATGCCGGGTTGGATTGCGGCCGATGCTGCGCGGCCACGGTCGGCCATCTGTCCTCGCATGGTTTCGAGGTTGGCGTTCTTCTCGGCATCGAGGCCAGCAATGATGCGAGCGGCGTTGCCCGGGATCGGAGCCCGCGACGGATCGCCTTGCTGCATCGCTTGCCGCGCTGCCCACATCGGCATGTCGGGCATTGCCGGTTCGGTCGGACCATCGCCGGCTGGCAGAACATCGAGCAGCGACGGCGCACGAGCACCCGCGGCCCGAGCAACAAGCGGAGAATCGTCGGCACGCGACGGCGAACCCATGCTGCCCATGGATGGAGCGGTGGCCTCGAATGGCCGATCTTGCGGTTGGGGCGTGACGCTTCTGGGCTTGAGTTCAAGGTCCGCGGCGTCATACCCCTGGCCGCCCCAGCGTCGTGGGTCCGAAAACATAAACGATTCGGTATCATCCTCGGGCGAGAGTTCGCTGAGCAAAGAACGCCGGCGCATTGGCAATAATTCGTATGGCATGAGACTAAATTCCCAGGAGTGCCGAAAGGAGTGTCATGGCTTGCTGGTTGTACCCAAGCTGCCGTTGTTGATTGTTGGTGTCGATGCCGCTGCCGATGGCTCCCCATCCCAGGGCTTCATTCTCGCGAGCAGCCTGCCCTTGCAGCATTTGCTGCGCATTGGCCGCCGCATCAGAGAACGGAATCTCCGCTTGTGCCTGAGCAGCCTGTGCCCGCGCCTGCATCTGTGCGGGCATGATGTTGCGAGCCGTGGCCGCGCCGCGCGAAACGCCAGGACGATCAAGCTCTTTGGCCAGCGAATAGGCGTTGCCTTGGCTGTACGCGTTGGCAACTCCCTGATTCTTGGCGTAGGCCGTCTGCTGCGAATTGTAGATCGGCTGCGGGTTGATCGAGGTTGTGGCGTTGATCTGCTGCGATGGCTGTTGCTTGCCGACCATCGAGGACCAATCGAACGAATAGTCCGGTGTTTGGTACTGCTGCGGCTGCGCGTACTTTTGCTGATACGCCATGGGGTTGAACGACGACGGAGCGGCCATGACTTGACCGTTCCGGCTCGACCACGACGAATAGCCGGGGACCATGCCAGATCCCCAAGGTCCGTTGTTCATTAGAAACCACCTAGTGCTCGTAGGAGCGTCATGACTTGATTGTTACGCTGCAATTGGAGTGCGTCGTTGCTTGCCGAGTTCTGCATCGCCTGTTGGCCCCAGCGCATGCCAGCGCCCGCGCGAGCGGTTTCTGACGCGAGTTGGTGCTGCGTGTTGGCTTGCGACATCGATCGATCGGTGCCGAGGCGTGCTTGGCTCGAGTATTGGCCGTAGAGAGCATTGGCCGTGGGGTTGTTTGTCTTGGGCTTCATCGCGCCGTAGCGACCGAGGGCACCCGCGACTTGACCTTGATTGTAGATCGGGCCTGCCGTGATCCCGGTCGTGACGTTGGCTGTTGGTGCTTGCCCGCCCTGGCCAAACATCGAACCCCAGTCGATCGCATCGTTGTTCTGCGCGGATGGTTGCTGATTCTGCCCGTAGGCTTGTTGGTAAGTCATCGGCCGGAATGACGATGGGCCGAACATGACCTGACCGCCAGCGATGCCGCTGGGGTTCCATTGAGAGTAACCGTGATTGCCGTTGCCCCAGGGGCCGTTGGTGATCATGAGATTTCCTAGTAGCGGCGTAATGGTTGGCGGCCAAGTGACGGGACATTGGCAGGGCGAGTGCCGGCGTAGTTCGGGTTGACGCCGGGATACATGTCACCGGCAGGATCGGGCTTTCCGTTGGGGAGCATCTTCTGGCCTTGGCCGTAGCTCACGCCCGCGCCGTAGTTGGTCGTGATGCCTTTGAGTCCGCCCCCGCTGCCGCCGCCGAACAGCGCAGCGAGCAAAGGCGCGACCGCTTTGAGCCGTTGATTGGCTCCTTGCTGACGCGCCATCTCGACGTTGTACGGCACTTGGTTGGCCATGTTCGCGCTGCTAAACGCATTGGCTTGAGCGAAGGCGTTGCCGATGTTGCTGCCCAGATTGTTCATGGTGCCCATCGCCGAGCCAATCAGGCCCGCGCCGAAGCTGGGCTGATTGCTGCGCATCATGTTGTTCATGCCCTGGTTGTAGCGAGACAGGGCATCGAAATAATCGTAGGGATTTGCCATAAATTCGCTCGCTGAAAGAAGTGTGGACTACCCATTTATTTGAACGCAAGCCCACGGGATTTCGCAAAGACGATTCGCAAGCGGCTATGCCGAATTATCCAGGCGTTCGATCCAGATCAGGCCAAACCATTCGGGTTCGATCGTGGCTTCATCGCCAGTAAATGTGCCGGAACCGCTGCCGCCGCTTAACGAGCCGCTGGCGGTATGGCTGTGATTCCAGTCCGAAAGGTCGAACTCTGCGTCGGTGCTAAAGGACGATGCGCCAGCAAACGTAGCAGTGATCGGATTCCCCAACGAGTCAACGTGCGAGAGGATATTGTCACCAGGGGTGTACACTAATGCCCCTGATGTGTCGAACGTGCCTTGGTTCGCCAGATCAGTTACAACTCGCAGCGTTCCACTAGTGTCATCCGTTAATGCGCTGCCAAGCGTGTAGTTGTGGTAGTGGTCTGCATGGTCGTCAATGTCGATGTTATCCGATACGAGCGTGGACATATCCAAATCCACACTCACGGTTGCCGTGCCACTGTAACTATGGCTATCAACCGTGACACTCACCGTTCCCGTTACGCTGCTAATAGAAACGCTCCCCTCGGGCGTGTAGCTATTGCTACCGCCCGTGGTGCCAGGCGTTTCGTGATACTTGAATAACCGCGTGCCGGGATTTAATCCAGAGCCGCCGTTGCCCGAGGAGTTACCCGTTCCGTTGAACAGCCCCCAGCCAGAGGGAATCGACCCAGCCGACAACGCCCATGCCTTGACCGTGCCGATCTTGTCGTCGAGGTAATCGCCCGTACAAACGCGCGTGCCGTTGCGCGTCAGGCCAAACGGCAACACGGCGTTGGCAATGACGTTGGGATCACCGGGCTTGGTGCGAGGCAGATAGACGTTGAACGCCGCGCCTGCCGCGTTTGCCCCGGTATCGTCGTCGCACTCTTGGCAGGTCACATAGGGACGCCCGGCACCTTTGCTCCAGTTGGCCGTAGCCTTGGCAAAGCGAACCGCGCCATTCACCGGCTGATTGAATATCACCGGCCCGCCAAACCACATCGGGCCATGAACGGCACCGGCAAACCCGCCGAGAATCTTGTCATCGACTTGCCGGCCCGCTGAGATGAGAGTCAATGATGCCGCGGGATAGCCTTCTGCGGGAACGCCCGTGTCGCCGATGGTGTATTCGGCATCAGGCGTGTTGACGTTGATCGTTGTCGCCCCACGGTGTTCGAGGGCTTGCGAGCAATTGCCCAGCATGGCCAGCATGATTTCCGTGACGCGCGGATTCATGCCGGCATCATTGAGTTGCGCAGCAAATTGCGAGGCTTGCAGGGTGAACATTATTCGACGGAATTGAGGATCAGGTCGTGAATGACAATCGGCTGCGCCAACTGAAACCCGCGGAATTCAAACGTGCAGAACCGATCGCCGAGCATGGGCGCAACGCGATGGCCGCCAAACCGCCACGCCACAAATCCCGCCTGATTGGCCTGGGTGTACCGATCCCGTCGCATGTCCACGACCGTATCGGCCGAACCAAGCTCCGTGCGCAAGTAATCGCCCCGTGATTCCGAGACGTAATCGCATGTGACAGGCGACGTGTCTTGATCGAGATACCGGCGAATGTCGAACGTCGAATCGTTGCTCGTTGGCGTGAAGATCACGCGCATCGCCTGCAGGGTGGCGTAGTTCGCATCCTGACCACGCCCGCCCAGCGTCATGATGCCCGTCTTGAATTGCCACGGTACGGCGCCGACCGCGTAAACACTTGTGGTGTCAGGATCGGTTGTCCAAGCGGTGCCGACCGTGAGTTCCGTGGTTGATCGCGCGGTTATGGTCCGCGTTTGCCCTTTGCCGGTTCCCGAGATGATGGATACCGGAGCATCGAGTAGAGCGTCGGTAAATGTGGCGGTAGAGTCCGAGAGCGTCGTTGACGTGGCGGATGTGACGGTTCCCGTGACCAGCGTGCCATCGTTGGTATTCCCTTCTTGATCGACAAGGATGCGACGATTCAAACCACCATAGTACGTTCGTTGCTGATACTGCCCGCGCGGCGCGTGCATGACACCATGCCCCACGCCGGGATCATAGTACCCGCTGACCCACAACTGTTTGTTGGGCCAATACTCAAACCAGCGAGTCGGCAATGCCAGGGCCGAGGATTCGGTCGCCAGCGTCAAGTGAAACCGCACATAGCCGAGCGTCTGATTGGCCACGGCAAAGTCGAGCCGCCCCTTGCCGGTCCAAGTGCTGCTCCGCACAAAGTCATTGATCGCTTGATCGATCGGCTGCGCGCCGTCGCCTTGCAGCATGTAGATGCCGTGCGCGTCGCGGATGTAAAGCGCGCTGCCGTATCGTACCCAGGAGCGGTTGTTGATCATGCCGCGATTGGCGATGAGCGATGGCTGGGCATCGATGTCCGGTTGCCGAAAGAACCGCAGCGCGAACAAGTGATGATTCTGGCCAACGATCAAGGCTGTCTGATTCGGAGCCAAGCCCGTGATTTCGTCGGGTTGTTCGTGGCTCTCCTGCAGGATGATTTCGTTGTAGAGCGGCACCGCCTCGGGCGAATCGACTTCACTGAACCGCACCTTGTTGCGATTGTCGTACGGCGGACTGATCGCGTAGGCGAGCCCAGACGACGTATTCGCGGCCGGCAGATCGATTGTGACCTGCGTGGTCGAAGTGAAGCCCGTGATCGTGTAGCCCACATTTTCGCCGGCGATGTAGATACGCCGGCCAACCATCGTCGAAAGCCAGGACGTTCCCGTGCCGGTGATCGTCGTGGATCCGGCCGTCGTCGCCACGGTTCCCTCGGTGTAATGCACCATGCCCGCGAAGAACAGCCGGTCTTGCAGGAACGCCACATAGGGCATATCGCTTGGCGGCGGTACAAAGCGGTTCGCAATGTCCTTGCGCCCGTCCGGTGTGATGAAGCTCATGTCCTGCAACTCTTGCAAGTCATCGTCGCTGATGCCGTCATTGACGCAACCTGTCAGCGTCCAAGTGCCCGAGGCGTTGCTGCTGTAGTTGACGTCGGTTGTCACCGTCGTGGCCGTGACAGCCGTTACCGTGTGGGCACCGGCGTAAGTCCCCGAGGGAACGCTGAACGTGGCGTTGACCGCAAGCCCGTGTCCGGTGGGCATGGTCATTTGCACTTTGCCGCCACTGTCCGCTGCTGCCGAGAACGTGCCCGAGCGCGCGAGGTATGTCTGGGCTGCGCCGCCTGGGCCGGTGAATTCGAGGCGATAGTACACGCGTTCATCGCCGGCCGCCGTGCGCCAAAACTCGACCTTGCGCACGCGAGCGATTGCCGCGCTGACATCGATCGCCCAGGTAAACTCGTCGTTCGCCGCGGCCGTCGCGGTCTGCACTGGCGAAAAGCTCGAGGGAATCCCGCTGCCGGTGCCCGTATTGAATTCGTCGTACTCGACATCATCATCGAGGTAGCGGAACGCGAGCAGGTAATCGCCGGCCGTGAGACTTCCACCCGTGGGCGTGGTGATCGTTGGCGCAGCGGCAGGGGCCGGAATCCCGAGCGGTTCCAGCGCGGCCGTCATGCCATCCCAGCGGAACGGAGCGTTCAATCCGTTGACGCCGATCAGCACGCCGGTGCGCGTCTGGGCAAAGCAGATCGGTTGGAATGTCGAGTAGCCGGTGCCAAGCGTGGTTGGGCTGCCGGTGCTGCCGACCTTGATTGCTTCGACGTTGCCGAGCGCGTCCTGCCACACAAACCAGTCCGCATCAGGCCGGTTGAACTTGTAGAGCGAGATGATATTGCGGGTGCTCGATCGCGTGACGCCGTAATCCGTGAGTCCGTTGCGGACTTGCAGTTCTCCCGCGCGGCGAACCTGCATGTTCTCTTGAACCTGCATCGCACCGGGGGGTAAATCAAAAGGATCGGCATTGCTGACGATCCCTTGAAACTGCGTAATCGGTAGTGTGAATTGGGCATCCATTAGGAATCCGGCAAAGTAACGGAGTCGATGATTTCTTCGCCGGGCGGCGAGATGATGAACGGCGTGCCAACCTGATCCATGCCCGCGACTTGATCGGCTTCCATCGCGCGAATCAACTCCTCGTTAAAGAGTCGCTGAGCGCGGCCAAGCGCGGCATCCGACTTGTTGTTCATGATGGCGAGCTCGTATTCGACCGCGCGTTTGATCGCCGGAATCATGCAATCCGCAGCGTCAACCGCATCGCTCACGCGGAACTTGGCTCCTGAGTAAGCAGACACCGCATTGGACGCCAGGGTGATTGCCGTCGCGCTGGATCGGGCCGAGATGACAAACTCCTCGGTATATGGCTCCAAGCCGCCGAGTCCCGAGGGAACGCTGGTACCATCGGTCACGCGCAACACACTGCCGACCATCCGCGCCGTGAACAGTGTGTTCGTTCCCGTGACGTCCGCTGCTCCTGCGCTTACCGCGATCGTGCCGGTGAACGCGGCAGTTTCTTGGCCGCTGTAGCGCATCTCGCGCGGTGTTCGCCGCATGAGGAATTCGAGCGGTTCGCTGGACGTGGGAGCGGGGTAAACGTGAATCGCCTTGCGGCCGTAGGTGCTGGCGTTGTTGTCGCCCAGCACGGTCCAGTATTGCGGCGCGCCGGTAGCTCCCTGCGTGCGCTGCATGGTGAACCACTGCTCGGGCGTGACGTATCGCTGAAACCAGTTGCTTTGTGCCTCGATAATCAGCACGTCTTGGAAGTCAGCCGGGAGCGGATAGATCGACTGGAAAATCTCGTACGTCGTCGAACTGATGTTGGCAGTTGGCGCGTTGGCTTCCTTGAGCACGATCGCCGTGTCGCTTGTGCGGCTTTCGACTTCATAGATCAGGCTGTTAATCCGCACTTCACCCAGCGCGGCCCAGCTTGGCCAAGCGCCATCGCTCAGCGTGAGCGTGCGCGTCGATGCCGTGTAAGCGACGGTGCCGGTCGAGTACAGCGCGTTGAGATTCACCCGCGCGCGGCGGATGTAATACCGCCATCCGCGCGGGTGATACGCGATGCGCTGGAACGCGTTGAACACGGCGCGACGAATGAAAGACTGCTCGCGGTTGTCCGCGGCACCCCCCAGGTAATCAACGGCGTGTTCGATCAAGTCGCTGTAGGTCAGCATTACGAGCCTCGGAACGGCCGCATCGAAGCGGTCACGTTATTGGTAAACCGAATTTGAATGAATGGCGTGTGAGCGCAGTACACCGGAGCGGGCACCCAGGACGCCGCCGAGAAGCCAACCGGCACCGTGACTTGCGAGCCGGTCGTGGGATCGATCAGCGGCTTGAACGTTCCAGTGCGAGTGCGACAGCCGTAAAACAACAGCGCGCCGGTAGCTCCGCTCGGTTCTTCAAAGTCAAAGCCCAGGATCACTGCTTGACCACGATTGATCACGGCCGATGAACTGTCATTGGTAATGGTGATTGCTTCCGTCTCCATCTCGTGAGGACGGCAGATTTCTTGTCCTTTTGGCACGGCTACTCTCCCTTGTATGCGTATTTGGCCACGACCGCTTCTTTGATTTCCCGCTTGGACTTGCGGGCCAGCGAAGGGTTGGCGGCCAATTCTTCGCGGGTGTATTTGGTGAGCAGCGACTTCGACAGAAACGGCTTCTGCTTCTTCTGCTCGGGGATGTTTCGTTGACGGTTGTAGGCCCCGCGGCACGACGTGTTGCGCTCCTCGCATACCGTTCGCACATGAGCCAGGGCATCGCTGCCCGAGGACACAAACGCAGCCGGATCGCCGGGGAATTTGGCCAGCGTCGATTCGTAAATGTCGGTGTGCTTGGGGTTGTATCCCTGGCGCTGGGCTTGCTTCACCAAGTAATTGAGTTGCCGCTGGCCGACCTCGCCAGGGAATTGCTGCTCGAGCGTGCCTCGCCCTCGCGTGTAGTTATCGGTCGTGACGGCGCCCGGCGCGCGTTGCGATTGCAGAATCTCGCGCAGTCGCGATTCACGCTTGCGGCGTTCGGGATTGGCTTCGCCGACGATTTTGCCGTCAGGCGTGCGCTCGACCAGTTTGCCGTTCTCGATTTTGGTGATGGTCTTGATTCTCATGCGAGCATTCCTAATGGGCCTTCAACGGGTGGTGCGGACGGGTCTTGCGGTGGTTGCTCAGCGCCCGGCTGCCCAGGGCCAGGAGCCGGCATTGGTGGCGGTGGCGGTGGTGGCGGAATAAACATTTCGCTCGGGTCAAAGTCGTTGGCTTCACCCCACTGGCGAATCATCGCATTAAGCGGGCCAGGATTACCGCTAGCCATGGTGTACTGCTGCAGGAACGGCAGGAACATTTGCATCGCTTGCGTGATGTTGGCCACGTCGCGATCTTTGTTCGGCTTCCGTGCGGTGCCGGCTTCGATGGTCATTTGGGTGTCGCGCAGCACATCCTCGATCGGACGCGACATGACCAAGGATTGCCAGAGCATCGCGCCCACTTCGCCCAGCACAGGGGCCACGTCTTGCGGACGAATGAACACCTGCGTGCAGAGGTTTTCCATCGAGGCAATCTGGCTCTGCCAGTCCTCGACTTGGCTAGCGAAGTAATCCGGCCGCACCGAGAGGCTTTGCCGCTTGATCGCAGCGTCCTCAGCAGTCCGCGAGGCAGCGCCAGGGTTGTTGCCATACATCAGATCGGACAGCCCCACGCGTTTGTCAAACGCATCGGCAACGGCATCCATGATCCGCCAGTAATCCATGTTCATCGGCGGATGCTGAATGAACTTGATCACATCCTGGCCGGCGAATTCCTGCGTTACTCCAAACACGCCCAGGTCGTTCAACTCATCCATCACCGTTTGCACTTTGTCGCGCAGAGCTTCGGGGGCTTGCACGAAGTCGCGCAACGACGTGACCATGCGATTGCAGGCATGGCTCATCATCACGTTCATGAACATGAGTTCGCCTAGCCCCGGCTGCAGCGGGGCGATTGGCCATGTCGAGCCGGGCCGCGGATAGAAGTCGAGGAACGCCACGGGCCACTTGCCGTCTTTGTAGTACGGGATTGGCCAAGCGAACCGCCGCTTGATTTCTTCTTCGGGGGCCGACATCAGCACGGCGCTCGGCATGTTGAGCGGTTCCTTGCTGTCGTCGCACTCGGCTACGCAGATGCAAGCAAAATCGCCAACGATCTGATCGAGCGTTTGCAATTGGGGAATCTGCTTATCGGTGTCCTTGAGTCGAACGCCGACGCCACCCTTTGAGTAAATCCGCCAGTACGTCATCGAGTCGAACGTCGAGCCGACAACGCGTTCACCCTTGGCGTTGTAAACCGTGCCGTTCTCGGCTTGCCCGCCATAGGTCGAAGTGCGGGAATAGTCCTTGAACGTGCCCGGTTCAACGCCAAACATCCGCTCGACTTCCCAGGTTGGTTGCGTGTAGCGCACGGCAATCCACTTGGCGTCCCAGGTACTATTGGCATCAGGGTCGATCACGACGTCGTACGGATGAACGTAGAACGATCCCGTCAGCAATCGCTCGCTGCCAGGATAAGAGTACGGCCGAACCTCGAGACAGCCGCGGCCCTTCACAAGCGCGTCCGTGATCGCGAGCATCGAGTGCATCTTGAGCCCGCCACCCGCGTTCTCGCCCGGCGTGTAGTTTAGCCAGCCGGAAACGAGTTGTCGCGTGAGTTCGACGGCATACTGCTCCTGCACACCGCGCTGATGCACGATAGCCGCTTGGGCTTGAACCTCGGGCGGCAAGAACGGCAGCATGTCCGGCGCGAGCGTGATTTGCTGGCGCGACTTAAACGTGCGAATCGGATTGCGCCAATAGAGCGACGGGCCAAAGATCGCGACGAACTCAAACGCTTTCGCGATGGTCATCTGAAACTTGGGCGCGTACTTCGGCAGCTTGAGCTTCGTGCGGTATTTGTCGTCCCACATGAAACCGCAAGCCGCGGCGTAGAACATCTCACACTGCTCGGCCACGTCGTACCAGCCTTGCCGGTGCTTGATGGCAGCATTGATCTTTTCTTTCCACGCCGTGCAGATTGGCCGCAAGATTTCCAAGGTTATTTGACCTCGCTAGGGTGCTTCCACGACGGAATGTTCTTGTTCCAGTTCGGGAATTCTTCGTAGCCTGGATCGTCGGCGTGCCGCGCGCCATCGACGAAGTGCATCACGGACGACATGGCCTCGCGCTTGAAAACATGTAGTTGCAAGATGCGGTTGCCCATGACGCGATGCACGATGGCCGGCGTTGGGATTTCGCCGTGCCGATCGTTCTTGTTGTAGAAGTACACCGTGTCGCCGATACGCAAGCTATCGCGCGGGTCAGGCTCTTTTGCGGCGGCCGGCTTAGCGGCGGGTTTAGTTGCTTCTGCCATGTTCTACGATCCTGAGTTGGGGGAAACGGGACCCAAGAAGAATTGGCTCTTGCCGGGATCTTTCTTGGATTTGAAAAGGTTTTGGAATCGCCAGAACGCGGAATCCCTGTTCACGGGGGGCTCGGGTTTCGCGTAATAAGGCCGAAAAGCAATCAAATACTCCAGCGCGTTACAGGCGTGGTTGTGCAAGGCAATCGGCTTATCTCCGGCGTGTTTTCCGTACAAAACGCGCTTCTTGAATAAACTGAATTCTCGCACAAGGTCAGCGCAATTTTCCAATACGATTCGCAACCTTGGCCCCCCCTCATCCCGGCTTGCAAGGCACTCGCGAACCATGCCGGCACGCCCGAGCACGTCATCGGTCCCGGGCACAAAACCAGAATTCGTGTTCTTGCTCTTGATCTGGCGAACCTCGAGCGCCCGTGAATACTGCGAGCGAATCGTGACACCGGCGCCCGCCTGAGTCACGCGGGAACCGTGATCGTCGATGATGAACGCCTGGAATTGTTGATCGCCAATCTCGCGAGCAACAGCCTCGCCAAAGATTGCGGCCGAGCATTGTTTCAGGTAGAGCACCCGATAAACCACGATGTAGTCGCCAATCTCGGGCGGGGGAATCGCAGCGAACAAAACGGCGGCCACGGTATGCCCAGGGTCAACGGACATGTACCGCGTCCAGTCCCGCGGAATGACGCCGTTCTTGCAGATTTCCTCGAGCATGTCAGGCTCGGTAGAACCGAACCGCGGCAGGCCGTGGATCTCCTTTTTGAACGTCGGATACATCAGCACCGAGTCGGTGACATACTCGCCCAGGTCGCGCGCGCGGCGTTCGGTTTCCGACCAGCCCTCGATGCGTTTGCGCTTCTCGTCGGGATCGATGTGCGGATTGTCCGAGTATGTCAGGATGAACTCGGCAACGTCGGGATTCTCGCGGCCGACCTGTTTCTCGGCACGCTCCGATAGATTCACCAGCGCGTCGTTCTTCAAGAGCGGAAACGCACACCACCACATTTTGCCCTTGCGGTCAGACAGCCGCGCTTCCATTTCTGTTGCCCAGGCTTCGTTGTCGATGTCCTCATCGATCATGACAATATCGACGGGATCACCCATCGCCGGCTCCGACTTGGAACCGAACGCACGGATTTCCGTACCATTCTTGAGCCGGCAGACCGAGAACACCCGCTCTGCCTTGTTCTCCCACGCCCAGCCGCTCTCGTCGATTTCCTCGGGGGGAATCATTGGCGGCGCAGGCTCGCTCTCTTGGTATCGCTCCTGATCGGACTTGTACCACGGCCGGAACGCCCGCCACTCGCCGGTTGTCTCGTCTTGGATGATGCGGTAAGAGCCTTGCTTGAACAGCAAGCGATACGCCACACGACCCACGGTGTCGAGGTCATAGCCCACGATGTAAATCAGGAGCGGCCGATCGACAGGAAACTTCTTGTGCGGATCGAGGCGGCGAGCAGCACGCGCCAACTCAATAAAAGAACTCAGCGATTTGCCCGAACGGTTGCCACCGCGGACGATACGAATAGATGCCCTGCTGGCGAAGAATCGTTCTTGCGCCTGCAGGGGTTCGTAGAGCAAAACAGTGTCTTTAAGACGCCGCTTCTTCTCCGCTTGGAGTTGCTGCAATCGTTTGATCTTGTCCATCGATAAGCTCCATGCCTTCCACGCCCAGGAGTTCACGCAAGGATTTCACGGTTTCCCCAGTCGGATCCTCGGCAATCAGTTGCAAAATAATCTGCACGCGCTCGAGTTCCAGTTCCGTGTCGGACAGACTGGTGACATCGGGCGCTGACTGCCGGTGAATCGTGGATTCCTTGACCAGTCCCGTGATCTGGCGGTAAGCCTCAAGAACCCGTTTGCTTCCCGGCGCGTCGGTTTCGGCTTTGCGCAGTTGGTAAATGTGCTGCTCCACCAGCCGCTCGAGCCCCCCCATTTTTCGCACGAACGCGTCGGTGTACTCCGTGATGTGCGGGGCTTGCAGTTCCGGCGCCTTTCTTACGCCCAGTGCCGCGTCCCCCTTTCGCTTGACGATCTGCTCCATCAGCTTCTTGGCCCCCGCTTTGCGCAGGCAGTCCGAGCAGATCCGCTTGCCCCGATGCCTGTTCCCGAACGCCGACAGCGGCAGGGCTTTGAGGCATTCCAGGCAGGTGAGGCGATCCGTTCTCGGCACTATGTCGGAGGGCATCGGGAATGATGCCTCGCTTGACGTCGATGTAGGCTCGGACTTGGTTTCGACGCAGGTTTCGGGTGACGCCTTCGTGGAATTTGTTTGCGACATAATCAGGCCCAATCAATCGAGGTTTCCGCACGCAGTAGGGTTTCCAATGCCCTGCCCAGGCATCCCAATTACAGAACACCGGGTTGTAGCCCAGCTTTTGAATACCCAGCAGCGAGAGGTCCCGAGTCTGCATGACATCCTCGGTGCCGCCCTTGTTGGCCGCGTAATGATCGTCCCACGCGTAATAGAACCATGGGTCGTCTTGATCGTCGCGCGGCTCGCCCAGTTCAAAGCAGCGCATGTCGTACATGATCAACCCGGTGGGCAGCGCGGCAGCCGGGGCAATGCCCGTCATGTTTGCCGCGACGTTGCGTGGCACCATCTCGAGCTTGAAGTCAGGGTCGGCTGATTCGCTGCGTTTATTGAACCACTCGAACACATAAACCACTTCGTTCGGTGGCGGGCCGCAGTACGGGGCGCCGATGCACACCGGGCCGCGATCGTAGTGCTTGTAAAGAAAGTCGAACGACGTGTCGAAGAACGGCTTGCCGTCCTCCTCGGAGTCGGGGGCCATGTCGGAATCGACCATGATCAGCACATCCGCGCGCATCTCGCGGGCCGTGAGCACCGCGCGATTACGGGTCATGGTGATCGGGGTATCCGCCAAGTCGAAGTGAAAGATTTCCTCGATGCGAGGATCCTTCTTGGCGGCAAGAACGGTGTCGAGCTTCCAATCTCCGACTTCGGGAACTTGCGACTTGATGCCGCCGTTGCCGCCGTAAGAGAATGTGGCAATACCGACACGCAGCCGGCGAGGCTGAGCCATAGAAACGCTCCTGGGAAAACGGGGTGGGGAACAACTGGGGAGCGGTGTGCAACGGATTTTTTGGGAAAAAAACCCCATGCCGGTATGACCCGGCATGGGGACCCGTTTGGGGTGCGCACCTTTCCCACGCTTCAAAAGTTAGTTCCGCGGAATTTTGACATGCACGCGGAGGGCGGTGTTCGTGGAGTTGGTGAGCGCGGCACTCATGGCGATGCCGAAGCAGTTGCGGTTGTAGGACAGCGCCGTTCCGTCCGTGGTCTGAGTCGCGGTGAACGACGCAGGGTACTTGGAAACCTTGCCGGCCGTGTTCGTCACGTTGGTGGTCGTGGCGTTGACTGCCGCATCGGTGGCCGCGATCAACGGATCACGCGCGGCGAAGTCCGTCGCTTGGTTGGACTTGTCCGTGACCAGATCGACCACCCCTTCTTCGATCAGCCAGAACAAATCGCCGTCGCGCACGCCGGTCGAGCCCAGGAGCGGATCGACCACGCCCGCGACTTCGGTGGCCAAGGTGCGGGCATAGCCGTCAACTCGCTTGAGCCGGTGTCCCGTGGCGTAAGTCACGAGACGCGAGCCAATGAGCGTCACGCCCGAAGTGTTGCGCACGAGACGCGCCTTGACGACATCGCCCGAACGCGGGGCCGAGTTTGGCGCGCCGACATTGACGAGCACATCGTCAAACGTGCCTTCGAGCCCTTCCAGGCCGATGCCGCCGACATTGGCGTAAGAACTGCTGACGTCGATGGACTGGGTGCCGCCGTAAAAGGTTTTGCCGAGTCCGAATGGAGGACAGAACATGATATTTTTGAACCTCGAAAACTGGTGAAATTGGATTGTGGCAGAACGCTAGTGACGGCCGCCCATGACTAAGCGGCGTAGTTCTTGAGCTTGAACTGGGCTTTCGGGTTGAACTTGAGATTGCCGTAGTGGCCAATCTTGTAGGTGTACCCGTTGCTTTCAGGGCTCCATTCGGGGCCGTGGTTGATGTAGAACTGGCCGCCGAGGATGCGGTATTCCATTTCCATGATGTTGAAGCCGTAGCACGAATTGACGGGCACGCCGTATTCGTAGGCCAACGTCATGCCCTCGAAGTTGAGGGTGTCGGCAAAGCCCAGGTCCTCGGCTTCGCTGTGCGGCACGACGATGCGCGACTTGGACGATTGCTTGTCGCCGAATTCGCGGTACATCTTGCCGGTCATGACGGCGAGTTCCGGCACGCCTTCGATGCCCGAGGTCGAAGCTGACCAGATCCGCGCCTGACGCAACGCGACTTCGCAGTTGCCGAGCCACGTTTGAGCCGACGTGCCCCAACTGGAACTGGACCAGTTGACGAGCTTCGGCGTGATGTAGTCGTACGACACCGAGCCAGAGCCTTCCGGCCAGTCGGTCGCAACCGCGGCATTCGGCTTGGTCGTGAGGTCAGCCGACCACGACCCACCTTCGGACCCGAGCACGGTGCTCTTGCCGGCGTAGTTATCGCTAGGCTGAGCAATCAAGTCAGCGGCGACGGTCGTGCCAGTGCCCGAGAACGAATCAAACCCATTGAGCTTGAGTTCGTTGCCCGCGGCGTAACCATCGACGTAGAGCTCGCCGTTGAGCAATTCGTCGAGGCGCGTGACCATGTTTGGCATGATCTGGGTGTAGCGGTTGACGATCGCCGCGGTGCCGGCGTTCATCAGCGTGTCTTTTTCCGACATGAAATCGGTGGAGAAGTATTCCTTCCACTCGAGTTCCAGTTGGCGATAGCAATCGCTCGCCGTGAAATTGACCTGCGTGCCGGAACTGCGTGCGCCAGCCGGAGGCTGATCGAACATCACATCCCAGACCACGCTTTTACCGTAGCCACCCGTGGTGACACGGCCGCGCTTCTTGGCCATCGCCAAGAGAATACGCTTGCGCAGAGTTTGGTTCTCGGCGCCCTTGAGGAACTGCGAAGTGGTCGTCTGAACGATACCGATCCATTCTGGCATGGAAGTTCAATCCTTATGCAAGTGGCTTGAGTTGGCTAATGCCGTTGGTGGAAATGCCGAGCTTTGCCATCTCGGCTTGGGCGATCGCCCAGGGGCTTGTCGGGTTGGTGGCGGGAACAACAGCGCCGGCTGCGGACGGGACCGACGCGCCGTTCTGGGTGGGAGTGTGAAGTGCCTGCGCGAGTCCGTTTGGTGGAACGGCCGCGAACGCTGCGGCACGATCCTCGGCGGATGGTGGCGCCGCTTTCGCGCCGCGACCGATCATGCGGAGCGCGAGCGCATTGAGCTTTTGGGTTTCGTGCTCGGGGATGCCGGAATCGACGAGTTCTTTGACAGCCTTCGCGTAGGCCATGCCCTCGACGGTCAACATGCGTTGGCCATTGGCGGCAATGAGCGGCTGGCCAGTCGCGTCACTGGCGTAGAGCCAATCGCGATTCGATTCGATGACTTGATTGAGCGTTTGCTGCGAAGTCTGCGCAAACTGCTGTTGCTCGAAGTGCTGGATGGCTTGTTGAACAGCACGGGATTCCTGGGCTTTTAGCCGTTCATCCAGGCGCTGCTCGAGGATCTTCCACATCGTTTCCTCGGGATTCTGCATGAATTCCCGTTGAAACTTCTGTTGATAGGCCGCGCGTGCATTGACCTTTTGCACGATGGTCGGATCGACGGCGCCGGGGACGTTGGGAACGTACGCGCCGGTTTGGCTGTCAAAGCGAACATGCTGCATCCACTCGGGGTCGAATTCCGGTGGATTCCAAGCCTTTTGCGGCCCGGCTGGCAACTGTGGCGAGGCAGTGCCAGCCGGGCTTGCCGCGTTGAATTGCGGATTTGGCGAAGCACCGGAATACAACTGCTGCTGCAACGCGGCAAGTTGCTGCTCGTACTGAGGCAGCATTTGCACGGCATGTTGCGCTGCATAGGCGGCTTGGCCAAAGTAGTCGATGATCTGCTGCGTCGATTGAAACTGCGAGGGATCAACCCCGTATTGCTCACGCAGGTGAGTCGCAATCGCTTGATCGAGCGAGGATGCCGGCGCGGCAGGCGGTGCTGCCGGATCGGTGCCAGACACTCCGCTTGGAGCCGCGGCCGATGCTGCGCTGCTCGGCGCTGGACCGCCAGCCGAAATTGTGGCCGACGATGTTGGCGATGCAGATGGTGGTGGCGAACTGTTCGACGCAGGCGCAGCGCTAGCTGGTGCTGCGGATGGTTCACTCGGAGCGGCGGATGGAAGTGTGTCAGGCATGATTCACCACTGGGAAAAACGGGGGCGAAGCAAAACGGGGGTTTTCTTCTGGTATGTCCCGTTTCCCAGAAAATCGCAGTTGCGATTTGCAGCAGTGATCGCGCGTGATCGTAGATAATCGCGTTTGATCTTTTTTGATCGGCCTGAATAATCAGGTTTATGAGCAGCAAATACTCATCGCACCCCGAATACGAGACACGCTTCATCCTGCGCCAAGCGCCGCGCGAGTTCATGAAGCACTTCAAGTACAAGCTGAAATCTCTGCCCACGCTCCGTCGCTACATCAACGGCGTGCAAGTCTCTGGGCTCAGCGGAGAAATCGTGCGATTGCCGTCAGTGATGATGCCCGGGCGAGTCCGCGCGTTCAGCATGAAAGACTGGGAGGAGTTCGGCGTGTTGCTGAACGATGCTTACGGGCGCGCGTTGAGCAACAAAAGAAAGGCGAGAGCATGAACATCCTGATCACTGGCGGCGCCGGCTTCCTCGGCAGTCATCTCGCGAAGGCGTTGCTCGACGAAGGGCACGAAGTCTTTGTCGTGGACAATCTCTCGACAGGGCGCACGGCCAATGTCGATCAGCGCGCGGAGTTTCACGCCGGCGATATTCGCTGTCTCGACGACTGGGACACCCCGCTCGATCGCATCTATCACTTGGCCTGCCCAGCAAGCCCGCCGAAATACCAAGCTGATCCGATTGGCACACTCGAAACGTGCTTTATTGGCACACAAAACGTGCTGAAAATCGCGGAATCCTGCGGTGCACGCGTGCTTTTCACGAGCACCAGCGAGGTCTATGGCGACCCCGAAATCACGCCACAACCCGAGAGTTACACCGGTTCGGTGCACACGATCGGCCCGCGGGCGTGCTACGACGAAGGGAAGCGCGCGGCGGAAACGCTTTGCTCGGAATACGCCAATCGCCGCGGCGTCGATGTCCGCATCGCGCGGATCTTCAACACTTACGGCCCGGGCATGTCGCCGCACGACGGCCGCGTGATCACCGAATTCGTCAAGGCAGCAAAGCACGGCCGACCCATGCTGATCAATGGCGACGGCCGGCAAACGCGTTCGTTCTGCTATGTCAGCGATACGATCCGCGGGCTGATGATGCTCATGGAGAGTGACGTCAAAACGCCAGTGAACATCGGCAATCCCAATGAAATGAGCATCAACGACCTTGCCGCGCTGGTTGCAAGAATCATGGGGGCACCGCCGAGCACCGTGCATCTCACGGGATTGACCCACGATCCCAAGCGGCGTTGCCCCGATGTGACGCTGGCCGTCGAAAAACTCAAGTGGGCCCCGCAAGTTTCGATCGGCAAGGGGCTGACGCTGACGATCGATTCGGTTCTCAAGACTGCAGAGGCGGCATGATCAGCGAACGGCGGCCCGCTGTTGAACCGCACGCAATGCGGCATGACTCGACGACCACGGATTTGACACCGGCACTTATTCGCGTCGATGACGTTCGCGCTGGCGATGGTTCGATCTTAATGCGCGAAATCAGTGCCAGCCGCATGAACGGACTTGGCGAATGGGTCGAACAACGTGTGGCCGTCTATGGCAATAACCCTGAATTGACCCGCCGATTGGCGATGGCTCTGCAAAATCTCTACTAGGCTCCCATGGAATTTGAACCACAATTCGCCGGCCCCAGCCAGGGCTTGCAACTCGACAACACCAATGCCATCAACGCCAAGCAGGCACGCTCCAAGAAAATGCGCGCCGAGATTCTTGCGCTGGGCCCGGTGGTGAACAGCGGCATTTTCACAAAGTTGTCCAAGCGATTCGGCGTCACCTCGCACCGCGTCTCGGTCATTCATCGCGAATTGTTTCCCGGCGTCGAGCGGCAAGTCTTGAACAAGCGCAGCGAACAGCCGGATTTGACCAAAGCCGACGTGGATCCTGAATTCCTTGACGAGCAAGGCGAGCGATTCCGCGCAGCATTGCCAAGACAGGTTCTTGAACGACTGGGCTGGCAGAGCCGGCGCGTGATGATGCTCATGCAAACCGGCCGATTCGACCTCGCGCGGCGGCAACTCGACGAGTGCGAGCGGCAACTGCAGAACGTCGAGAGCGAGCAAGATCTTGAGGATACGCTGATTGCGGACCTCGAGCACCGCAGTTCGATCCGCTGGGGCAATGCCCTCGAGGAAATTGGCGTGTTTACGGTCAGGGATTTTCTCGAACGCCGCAAAGAGGAAATCATCAAACTGCCCAACTTCGGGCCCACGACGTACCAGCAAATTTCTGATGCGTGCTTCAAAGTCATGCAACGCCGCGGCGAATCATCAGTGGTGAAGTCGTAATTCACATGTTCACTTTCAATCCTGCCGCCGTGGAAATCCAGCAACTTGAAATGCTGCGCGGGGCAAAATTTGCCGTTCAAGAGGGTGACGCAACCGAAGGCCGCACGATTTACGTCTCGCCGGAAATGTACGATCAGATCAAGAACGCCGATGAAGCTCAGTTAGAGTATTTGCTCAAAAATATACCGATTCGACGAATTCCCGTATTGAAGCAGTTTTCTTTCCCATCCCCGTTTGAAGGAGTTTCGCATGGATAATTACGCTCGAGTCTTGCTGCCCGGCACAGCACCGCAACCCGTTTCACCACCAAAGCATCGCGAGCGAAAGCTGGAAGTTGCCGTGCATGAACTGCGGCAGATCAATGAGATTCTTTTCGGAGCAATGGAAAGGCTCGAAACAGCATGTGGTCGTATTTTCGGCAACCTTCCACAGCCAGCTTTTGACGGCGATCAAAACGGCATGATTCACGGCGAACCAACGTGTCAACTGGACATGTTGCGGGCAACGATGCAGCAAACAAAGCATCGCGCATTACAGGTCCAGCACTTCGCCTCGGTCCTCGACGACCTGTAATCCCCCATTACATGTACGAGATTCCGTGAACTTTCTTGCAAACAATCTGTCTTTTTTTCAAAACAGCGAGTAAAACATTGCATAAACCCCTGGTAATGCCGCAAAGGTCGGGAGCCCCGAGCGAGCTTTACCAGGGGTTTTTCGCGCGCTGGGGGAAACAAGCATGACAAAGCGATACCTTTTGTTCGCATTTGCCTACGAAGCGATGGGCGGATTCAACGACCTGCAAGGGGAGTTCGACACCCTTGAAGAAGCCAAGGCGGCGATTTACAAGATTGACCAGTTTTCGGGCCTGGATGACGGGCACATCGCAGACATGCAGCAACGGCGGATTGTTTGTTATTTCGGCCGGCGCAGCGATCCCTCGAGCGGAAAGTACACTGCCATGAAACCTTGGCACATTTCAGACGCCGACGACCAATTATCGGAGTGCAAAACATGAGCATGAAACAACACCACCTGCGGATGGCCAAGAAACGCTATCAAAACCGCATACGCGCCCGCCGCCGCAGCAGCTTTCCGCAAGACATCAGCAATTTGAAAACGGGCGAAATGCAACGCTGGCACGGCCCGGGCCCCTTACCCCCGGCAGGCTGGGCCTACTACGACTCGCTTTGCACACGATACCAATTGCTCAATGACATTGTGCGCAACCACTAGCGGTAGTATCGCGACGCCGAACGCACCACAAGATATAGAACGCAAAGAATCTCATTGACGGCTGTGCCTCTTTACGGAAATTCTCAGGAAAAGCCCCCATTTCACCCCGTATTTCACGGCATTTCTGCTTATCCGCGGCACGCGCAAAGAATCTCAATCGTCTCTGAAAACCTGCATTTTCTCGGTGATAATCGCATTAGGATCTGAAACTACCTGTAGGCTAAAGTAGCGTTTGTCGTCCACGGGATGCCGGCGACATTCAACAGCCCCAGTTGGCAGCGGCAACCCTTCGATCGTCGAGCAACGGGTCGGAATGAGGCTCCCACAAAGCACCGGGCCTCGACGATGACACCCGCGTGACCTCTGAAAAATCACGCATTTCCCCGGGAAAACAGCAAAAACCGCTGTATCCCGCATGGGGAGGGGTCTGTCTGTGATGAGTCCAAAACGCTTCGCCAACGGCGTGATCGTGACTTCGAACATCCTGGGGCGATTCTTTCGAACACGCTCTGCAAGGCCATGGCTGCACCGAGCATTTCCACCGAAAAACGCCGGCAAAACCGCACGATCTGCGAGATTTCCCGGGATGCTTTTTTGGTGAAAAATTCCGCGAGGGGAAGGTAACTAATACTGCTGGCTCGCTGGGGACTCGACCCCCCGCCGACCTTTGCCGCAAGTCGTTACATAGCAACGGCTTGCGACGCTCACTATGGGAAAATCGGTCGTGTGGCTCCGAAAATCCCCCTAGTTTTTATGCATCCGAGCATCGAATTCAGCGCATCCCCCTGCTCAATTCTGCCGGGAATTGTGGCGAATTGGCCAGGGCTTGCCGTGCTCGGTCTGCTGCCGATCAATTGCCGATCTGCTTTGCGGCATCGATGCGAAGCGCGGCCGCCGATCTGCTGGAATTCAGCCCGAGCACTTGCCGCGCTCCGAATAACTTTGTTGCGGTCCGAGATTGTCTCGGTCCGATCTGCTCCCCAGTTTTTTCCTTATGGTGTTCCGATGCTAAATCCCTTGTTTGATTCTGGTGACGTTGAATTCCCTGCCCGCGCTCGGTCCGGCGCTGCTGCGGTCCGTGTTAACGGCAGTAATGCCGTGTTCCTTGCCGGTGAATATGGTCTGCCGATCTGCTGCCGTGGTGAGCACGTGTCGCAAGCCGAGCTATCTATCGACGATCTGCCGGATTGCTACACTTACGCGCCATCGTGGGTAATCCGTGATTCTGGCATTTTCACCAGCTAGCCGTGTTCGGTCTGGTGTTCCCGGGTTAAGTGGAATTTAGTTTGTTTTGCGGTCCAAAGTTTTTCCCGTTTTTTCATCCCGTTTTTTGGAGTGCTCCCCTATGTCGAACAAGAATCATGCTCCCCTTGCTTCTGCTGCTGCTGCTGCTGCTAACGTCCAAACTGGCATCGATGCCGATAAAGCACGGCGAATCATGGATGCCATGGGAATCCGTTGTTTCGCAAGTTTGGCCGCTGCTGCTGCGAAGCTCGAACCCGCCGAATTGAAAACCATCGGTGAATTGTTGGCCGATGGCAAGCAAACAGCCAAGTCACAAGGCAAGCCGAAAACGCGCCCCGACTACGCCAGCAAAAAACAATTGCTGGCATCGATGCAACCGATAACCGTGAAGATCGCCGGTGTTGAATCGCAGCTGCGGCCGCGCAGTTTCACAACCGGCAGTATCGGCTACAACGATAACCGCAAGATCGAAATCGATGGCGTTACGTACCAAGTCACGGCCAACATCACAGCCGTGGGCAGCAAGGAATTGCCTGCCGAATAAGGGCAGACACAATCCGAGACGCGCTAACTCGGTCCGAGCAATTCGGACCGAGTTTTTTTGTGCGCCGATCTGCCGGCGCTTTGCGGTCCGCGCTGCCGTGCTCGGTCCGCGCTCTTCTCATTCCGCGCTGCCGATCTGCCGGCGCTGGCAATCCCGAGCACCAGCAAGCGCCGGCGCTGCGTCTCGGTCCGATCTGCTGCCGATCTGCGCCGGCGCTGCCGTGCTCATTCTGCCCGCGCTGCTGCGTCTCTGCGCGTCTCGGTCCGAGCACCGAGACAACGGCGCCATCGTTCGCGCTGCGTCTCTGCTGCGTCTCTGCCGTGCTCATGGCCGATCTGCTGCCGTGCTCGGTCTGCTGCTGGCGATCTGCTGCCGTGGCGCTGCCGTGCTCGGACCGAGCACCAGCAAGTTAAGCGCGGTCTGCCGTTGTTTGCCGTGGCGCTGCGCCATCGGTCGCGCTTATTCGGTCGCGCTGCTGCCGATGTTTTCCCGTGGATTCTCTGCCGTGCTCGGTCCGTTGTCTCAATTGCCAAACTGTCCAACAAGAAATTTGCTCGGTCCGATCTGCTGCCGTGGCCGATGGCCGGCGCCCCGCGCCCCGCCGATCTGCCGGGCATAGGTAATAGGTAATAGGCTAGCCGGCTGCCGCCAGCGCCCCATTGCAAGGCCGCGTCTCTTGACGTGCCGCCGATGGGTGCGTACGCGCTGACACCATGTTCCCGGCGTCGGCAAATTGGCCCTCGCGATGCTCACTTAATCCGCGCTCTGCTGTTCGCGGCTGCCGGGTTAAGCGGAGTTTTTTGTGATTTGCAAGCCGATTTTTTCGGCGTGGTTTCCCTCTGGTCCCAGGAGTACGGCACATGGTCACGGCTGTGAAGCGTAAGGCACGCATGTTGGTTGTTCGGCTCGCCTCTGATGAGTGGGGTCACGAACTGATGTGGAAGGTTGCTCGCGACACGATGGACGCGGACACGACGCTCGACGCTGTGCATGTGATCGAGCATGGCGGCTGGCATTTGATGTTTAACCGTGACGGGCTGGTTGTCGGTACGGCCAATGACAACTGCCGGTTGTCGGAGCGTGTTCTGCAATGGGGTGCTGGTTTCTCAGGCATCGAGTATGTCGGCTCGGTGTCCCGCGATTAAGCGGGAATCGCGTTGTTTTGAAACCTGATTTTTTTCTCTCTCACAACGGTGGTCCCATGAGTGATTGGCAGCATAGTCGTGACTGTAATTGGTACATCGAGAACTGGTGCATCAAGGTAAACAAGCCGTGGCGAGCGTTTCTCGGCGAAGGCGCCCCCGAGACGGTGTGCGAGATGAACAGCAGTTTGTCCCCGCAGGAGACGTGCGACAACGCCCAGTTGATTATCGCTGCTCCCAAGTTCCTGCGGATCGTCAATGCGATTCTCGATGGCGCTGAGCGTATGGGTGCTGATCTGCGTTCGACGCTGGACCTGTCCGATGACGACTTCGAGACGCTGCAATCACTGGCAGCCATGCGGACACCAGCAGCAAGTTAAGTGGAATTCGCGTTCGATTGCTAAGCAAAGTTTTTCAAATCCCGTTGGTCCATCTCTTAACCGGAGAGTCGTCATGAGCAAGCAAGCGTTGAAGCGTGTCCGCAAGCATCTCGGCCTCGAAGTCTGCCGCAAGCCGTTGCCCAAGTACACGTCGGTGGGTTGTTACCCGCTGCTGTATGTGTTCCGCGATGGTGGCTGCATCTGCGCCGACTGTGTGAATGACAACATCGAACTGATCGACAACGCCAACCGCGAGAAGCCCGGCCGCTGGCATAACTCGCACGGTGGCTGGGCCGTCGATGCCCACGACATCAATTGGGAAGATCCCGAGCTTCACTGTGACCACTGTGGCGAGCGCATCGAGTCGGCGTATGCGGAGCCGGATTAAGCGAAAAGCGCGGTTGTTTGAAAAGCAAAGTTTTGAATCGGTTTCCCCTCCGGTTCCGTGCTGCCACGGGATCGGGGCTGGTAATCGCTTCCCTCTCACAACATGGAGCACGATATGGGCTACAGCTACACACGAGACGGCAAACTGTGCTGCGACATTTGCGGCGACAGTGGTGGGGTTCGCAAACAGAAGTGCCCGCAGAACTGGTGTCAGCCATACGCTTGCTGCCAGTCGCCTGAGTGCCGAGCCAAATTGGCACAGCATCGCAAAGAAGTCTGCGCCGTCCAGTGCAAAGAGCACAGCGAACATGCAAGACAGCGCGATGCTCGCGAAGCAGCGATGCTCGAAAAGGGACACGCGATTCGCTGCTCGGCTTCGACGATGACGCCGGATTACAAGGACTGCGTGAAGGTCTGGTTCTCACGCAATCCCCGTGGTGGGCATGTGAAGTGCGCCAACGTCCCAGCGCACCGGATCTGCTGCGTTGCTTACATGGCCACCGAGACGTACCGAGCCATCCCGCTGCTGGAACCGGCATCGATCATCGACTACGCAAGGCATGGCGAAGTGTCTCCGTGGCCAAAGGAGTTCGCCGTTTCCCAACAGAGTGTGGCATAAGTTAAGCGGAATTTCAGTTGATTTTGAAAGCGAAAATTTCCAAATCGCCAGCGCCTCACATCGCTGGCCCCTTGGTGGTTTTCCTCATCCCTCTCAAGGAGTTGTTACATGGGACACGGTTTCACGAGTACCGATAGCGCGGTGTTTGCTGGCCAGCGTGCTTGGCACGGCCTGGGCAAAGTGGTGGTCGAAGCCCCGACGCCAATGGAAGCCCTCAAGATGGCGGGGCTTGATTGGGAAGTCGAACAGTGGCCGCTTTCGGCCGTCAACGAAGGCAAGGCCCGTCTGCCAGTGACGAGCCATGTCTGCAATATTCGCAGCGACAACATGACGCAACTGGGCGTGGTCGGCAACGGCTATCGTCCGATCCAGAACCGGGAACTGGCCGAGTTCGCCGAGGCTCTGGGTAGCGGGGGTGATAACGTGCTGGTCGAATCGGCGGCGTCGATCAACGAAGGCCGGCGTGTGTGGTTCCTGCTCCGCGGCAATTCGTTCATGGTCAAGGGCTTCGACGATGCGGTTCACCCGTATCTACTCCTGGCCAACGGGCACGACGGCGGGCTGGCGTTCCACGTTCGACCAACGTCGATTCGGGTTGTCTGCAAGAACACGCTCTCGATGAGCATGGGCGAGAAGTTGGAAATGGCCGTGCGGTTCCGTCACGAAGGCGATATGAAAGCCAAGCTCGACGAAGCCAAACGGGTGCTGGGCATGTTCGATCGCACGACCGAAGTGTTCCGCGAAAAGGTTCAATACCTGAGCGACAAGGACGTGAGCCGCGAAACGCTGAATGAGTTCTTCATGCAAGCGTACTCCGAGGCTTACGAGCAGATCCCGGTCAATCCGACTACCGCCAAACAGCGGGAAGCCCGCGAGCAAGCGTTCTATACGATGTATCAGTGGAATCGCAAGTTCCAGATCGACAGCGAGAAGTTTGGCTCGTCGATGTGGACCGCACTCAATGCCGCGACGGATTGGATGCAGCATGATGACAAGGTGCGCGGCAAAGACGCGGCGACCCGCGAGCAGAACCGTTTGAAGTCGCAAATCTTTGGCGCGATCGAAGAACGGACCAACGCTGCGGCACGGGTGGCGATGGCCTTGGCTGGCTAGTGGCTCCATACAACCTGCCGTCAGTGTGAGACGGCAGGCTTATGGATTCTCTACCAAGGAGGTTTTGATGGCTAAGACGCATCGGCGTGTGTGCGCTAAATGCTTGAAAAGAAAGTCGCTCGACGAGTTCAAGCCGCGGCCCAATGGGACCGTGAGCTACTGCTACAAGTGCGAGATTGGTTACTACCGCGAATACAACGCCAAGCGTTACGCCTCGCCCGAGGCTCGTGCGGCAGAGTTGAAGCGGACGAAGGAACGCTACCATGCGGTCAGGAAACCATTACGCCACATGCGGAAATTGGAGCTTATCGCCTTGATGGGCGGCAAGTGCCAGCGATGCGGATATGCGAAGTCAGTGGCCGCGCTCGACTTCCATCACCGCAAGCCCGTGGACAAAAAAAGAACAATCAGCCACCTACTCCCCATAAACCAACCGTGGGCGTGGGAGGCATTGCTGAAAGAAGTCAAGAAGTGCGATTTGATTTGCTCGAACTGTCATCGTGAACTGACCTACCCAGGTTGGGAGATATTTCACCTGCCGAAGATCGACTTTTGATCCTGTGAGAGGGTCCGCCCGAATAGCGCTATCGTGCTTCGCAACACGACGGGCGGAATTTTGTTGCCACTTTTACCCAGGAGCCATCATGCCAAAGTACGAAGTCAGAGCGATTGAATCGCGGGAGTACATCGTCACATACCATGTCGAAGCGATCGACGAAGCCGAGGCCCGCTGCATGATCGAGGAAGGGACTGGGCACGGCGTGCAAGTCGATTGGAAGCCGCTCGACGACAGCGAGCAGATCGAGTTCATCGACAGTTGCGAGCAAATCGACAGCACCGAGAACGGCGAGCCATGCGGCGTCATCAATCACTACCGCTGCCCCGAGTGCCAAACTGAGTGGACCGACGAATGGGACTGCGCTTGCGATGACAAGTGCCCTGAGTGCGGCTGCCGGAACATCAGCCCCTACGACAGCGTGAACAGTGTGGAGTCCACAGGTTAAGCGAGAAACAGTTTCTTTTTCAAATCCCAATTCTCATTCACGGAGTTATTCATGTTTGCCAAGCAAGAGACGTTCGACAGGGTGGTATCGCACTTGCGACAGCAAGGCGAGCCAGCATTCACCGTTAAAGCCTCGGGCGTGAGCTGCCGCTACCGCTTGCCCCGCGGCGATAAGGTTTTGGCCTGCGCCGTTGGCTGCCTGATCCCCGATGACCAATACCTAGAGGACATCGAAGGTGCTGGCGTCAAATACGTTATGGCCAACTTTAGCTTGTCCTTGCCTGCGATCTATGAGCACGACATGAATCTGCTCGAAGATTTGCAGTCAGCGCATGACTGGTGGGCAGGCAGTGCCGTCCTGCGGAATGTTGAAGAACAACTCGAAAGCGTGGCTAGGAAGCACGGCCTGACCTACACGCCGCCAACCCCAAGTTAAGCGAGAAATCCCCTGATATGAAACGCAAGATTTTTGTTTTCTCTCACATGGAGTTGTTTGATGAACAAGCGCAAATGGTCCATGTCGGCTCGGCTGCCGACAGTAGATGACATTGAAATCTACGATGACAACAGCGACAACCGCGACGTGATTGCATCGGTCCATAAGACCGGCGATGAGTCGTATGACCTTGAAGTTGTCTATCCCGTTGCGAAGTTGATGGCATCGGCTCCCGAACTGCTCAAAGCCTGCAAATCGCTGGCCCATGTGCTCCGCTGGCATTTCTTGCCAATGGTCGAGAGCATGATCGGCAAGCCAGCAGCGCATGCCAAAGATGCCGAGATTGAGCAAGCCCTGGTGTTGCTGGAAACGCTGGGCGTGAGTCGTGAATCTGTTTAGCAGAGGGGCCGAGCGAAAGCTCGGTTAATGCGCTGCCCACTTCGGGCAACGGTCCCAAGCCCGTGAGGAGAACCATGAAACTGACATCCCGAGAATTGGCAACGGTCCTGGCTGCGCTGCGTTACTGGCAAAACGATCTTGATGATGACCCGGAAATGTTTGAGAACCTTCCCGGCTCTGGGCACTTCGAGCAAGAAACGCCACTTAACGGAGATGAGATTGACCGCTTGTGCGAGGAGTTGAACTGCTGCCCTTGTGCAAACACTCTGTTGAGCGACCGCACAGCAAAGGACCGCGAGTTGATCGAAGCCGCCGAGGACATGCTGACCGATCACTTCAACTACAACGACGTGACGGTGCATGAGGATGCAGAAATCACCTACACCGATGGCGGCGCATGGGTCGATTGTCAAATCTGGGTTGCCGATGACGACATCACCGAGGAGGACGACTAATGCAACGACGCCTATTCACCGGCATGGACTGCCTGCCGGGCCAGCAAGACCTGTTCGACACCGATGGCTTCGATCCGCAAGTTAAGCGGGCCGCGCCGTTGTTTGAAGTTCCCAATTTTTCCTCTCACGAAAGCGAATCATGCAACCACAATCACTCCGCGACATCATCGGTCAACCCATCGTCGAGCACTTGCAACGCTATGCCGCCAACCCCCACCCAAACTGCTTTCTTCTAAGCGGGCCACCGGGCACGGGCAAGTCGGCCACGGCTCGGGCGCTCGCTGCGGATCTTGGCTGCCCCGATGAGTTCTCGGGCTTCCTGACAATTTCTTCGGCAGACCTGACCGCCGACAATATCCGCGAATACTTTGGTCACAAGTTGCGGCTTCGCCCGCTGACCGGCTCGGGTTGGAAGTGCCTTTTGATTGAAGAACTCGATGGTGTTACGAGCAGTCAAGCAGAACGGCTCTTGAAAATTGCCTTGGACAAAAACAACTTGCCGGCCAAGACAACAATCATCGCCACAAGCAATAACGTGCTTGGCATTCCCCTGGCGCTCCGCAATCGGTTCCGTCATGCCGAATTCAGCAATGGCCCCGAGTTTCGCAAGGCTTGCCTGGAACACTTGGCCCAACGCTGGCAGAAAGACGCGCCGGGCGAGCCATTGCCGCGCACGTTCTGGCATTTCGGGCAATGCGGTGACGGCTTCTCGATGCGCTCGGCGTGCGATGAATACGCCCAGTGCCTTGAAATGCTGCAATCCTCTTTTACGCGAGGGCAGCAATGAAATACAAGCGACACGGAGAAAGCCGGACTAAGCTGCATCGCGTTTGGGTCCACATGAAATGGCGATGCGCAAACCCAAATTGCCCCGGTTACATCAATTATGGTGGGCGTGGAATTGTGGTCTGCAAAGAGTGGGAGGACGACTATTCGGCGTTTAGGGATTGGGCTATCGCGAATGGCTACTCCGAGGGACTGCAAATCGACCGCAAGAACAACAACAAGGGCTACTCGCCAGAGAATTGCCGTTTTGTAACCCGCTCACAAAACAACAAGAACCGGCGCGCTAGAAAAAATGGATCGTCACGATTCAAGGGTGTAAGTTACATGCGAACCCGCAAAAAGTGGCTGGCCTGCATTCGTCATGACGGAAGAACAAAGAACCTTGGCCATTACGCAACAGCCCTTGCAGCGGCGTTAGCCTACGATGATTTCGCTTACGATCATTACACTGAATACGCCGGTTTGAATTTCCCTGAGCGCAAGAAGAAGAATTCCATGCACACCCAAGAAAGGAAATAGTCATGGCTGGGCCTGCTGATGGCAAATACTACATACTCGATGGCCTAAAGCCCGTTGAGTGTGAGTTTGTAACTTGGATGGAGTGGTCCAACGAAACGGGCGGCTCTGGCTTCGAGGTTGCCAGCACGCGCGTTCGTGATCCCAATGGCAAAGAGTACGGCATCATCACGGCGTTCCGCGGCATCGGCAATTCGCTGTATGCCACCGTGATCTTTCCCAATCATGAGTGCGCCAAAGACATGGGCACTTACAACACGCTGATCGATGCCAAGCACGGGCATCAAGAGCATGTCATTCGTCTTGTGCGCTCCGGTGTTTTTCAACTCGTCGATCAGGAATAGTCATGGCTAAGAAGAAGCTCCCAAAGCCAACAACCCTCGCACTTCCCAGCGGTCCCGTCTGCCATCTCTACGGCCGCGTTTCCGCCGAAGATCAATTGCTGGGCATGTCGCTCGAAAAGCAAGTGTACGAAGGCTGGCGGTTCTACGATTACAAACTCGAGCCGGAAGGCATCGCGCGCGGCGAAGCGTTCCAAGAGCGTGCCGTCAGCGCGTACCGGGTGGACTTTCTCAAGCGGCCCGAGGGCTCACGCATCAACTTGGCTCTGCGCCCCGGCGATCACGTTGTCATCCTGCGCTTCGACCGTGCGTTCCGTAACGTGCTCGACTTCCTCAATGTGTGGAAAGCCTGGGAGATACGCGACATCGTTCTGCATGTGCTCGATCAGCCGATGTTTGACATGAGCACGGCGCAGGGGGTGGCCAACGCGCAGATGATGGCCGTGTTCGCCGAGCACGAGTCTCGCATGAAGTCGCAACGGCTGCGCGAGATGGCGCATTTCAATCGGATGCAAGGGTTCCCGGCGATCAAGACCCGCCGCGGCCGCGCTTGGGATTTCCCGGGCATTAAAATGCGTTACACCGCCAAGGGCAAATCGTATCCCGAGTTCGAGCCAAAGTCGTTTGCCACCTATCGCTACATGCTGCAGATCATGGCCACTGGCAAGTACTCCTGGGATGAAGTTCGCGAGAAGTGCGAGAAGTACATGTGTGATCTGCTCGGCGTGACCTACATGCAATCGGCGTTTCACGTTCGCCGCTGGATCACGGAGTCCTCGATGCACCACTACTACATGCGCCGCAAAGAGCTCATCCCCATGTACGAGCGGATGGGCCTGGACTTTCCCGAGGGGCTGCTCGAAATGCCCGAGCGGTACAACTACTTTGACCGCAAGCGAGCCAAGTGCCTGCATGACATGGAGCGCAAGCTGCCGAGTTATCTGCGCAAGGGAAAGCCGCTCACGCTGCCGGGCCATTATGCTGCTCAAGGCGAAACAGAACCTCGCAGGCCGGCTTCTGAGAGCCAGTGACGCGAGGATCCAGGTAGTGCTTGCGCGTCACCTTTCGATCGCTGTGTCCAAGCAACTCCGTTGCATCCCCGCCACCAGCTTCATAGAACGATGCCACGGTGCGGCGGATGCGATGGAACTTGGACCGCGGGCCAGCATCTACGCCAGCGGATTCAAGCAGCTTGCCGTACTTTAGCCAGAGATATGTTTCGCTATACGGCCACGGAAAAACAATGCTCCTGGCCGTGACCTTCTTTATCTCGCGCAGCAATCCAACTGTTTCGGCCGATAGCCGAAACGCTTTATCTGACCGTTTGCCCTTGCGCAGCTTGGCCGGCACCTTGAGCCAGCTACGTTTCAGGTCAACGTGCTGCCACTCAATGCCGCGCACGGCGCTGATCCGCTCGCCTGTGTCCCAGATCACCAGCAGCAAGGCTTTCCACCAAAGGTTGCACGGCACTCCCTCGAAGCGGCCGTAGATTCGATCACACGCCGCGAAGATCGCGCGTATCTCCTCCTCCATCCAGGCCATCGGAATGACCTCGGGTTCCGTTTGCGCCGGCACATCAGGCCAGCGATCGACATAACCCTTACGAGCCGCATAATTCCACATGGCCAGTAGATTTGACCGCTCTTTGTTGATTGTGTACGGGCTCAATTCTCGGTCGCGCAAGTACGATAGGAAGCGATTCACGGTCAGGTCGCTCAGGTCATCTAGCGTTGCGGACCTGCCTAGAAATCGCTCGAACGCACGAATCGTCGAGCAATAAAGCTCTTTTGTCCTGGGAGAGCTCGAGCGCAGCTTCATCACTGCGTACAGATCGCGGTAGAAATCTTTTAGTTGCATGGATTGGTGCCCTTTGATGGGAGCCTAGCACTCACGGGCATCCATGCAAGAAAATAGTTGTTTTGCCCGGTTTTCCAGATTCTTACTTAAATCCTGTCCTCCCCGCTTTTGCCTAAGTTGCGTATTTATCGCAGCTTTAGGAGATGCACGAACTATAGTTCGTGATAATCCATTGTCAATGTTTTATTCATTTTTACAGGAAAGATTGCCGGAGCGCCGGGAAACCGGGGGCTTGCCTTTGAGCCTACTGCTAACGCTCCGGCGATCTTTTCGCTTGAAACTATAGCAGCATCGACTAGTATTAGGAACATGAGCATGGCACTCGGGAATTTTCTGACAACCGCTGAAACAGCGAAAGCGCTCGACCTTTCAATCTGCCGAGTGCATCAATTCGTGTCTAAGAAACGATTGACGCCTGCACAAAAGGTCGGCTCGCTTCTTTTCTTTGACAAAGAAACCGTCGAGGAATTCAAGAAAACCCCGCGTAAACACGGGCGTCCAAAAAAATCTTGAAAATCTTTTCAACAACCTATTGAAAAAGATAGAAGCCCTTTCTATATTTTCCTCCGTTGATCGACAAGTCGTTTAGCAGCGACCTGATCAGCAAAGCAAAGGCACTTCTTCGCGGACTTCTCCGCTAGTCGTGCAAGTTTCGTCACGATTCGTCGCCCCGCTCCGTTTGCCACTGCGTTGTCGTTGTGCCTGCAGCTTGTTGCTGCAAAACGGATCGGGGCCGCGAGTCGTGAACCCTGTCGTTGGTCGCGCGGGCGCGAAGGGTAC